TAAGCTGGGCATTTGTCATTTGGTGAACATTGTCCTCTGTTGTAAACAATAACCGTAACATGTCCTTATGCGTTTTGTGCCACAAGTTCTTCGCGCCACGTATTGTTGTCGGTCATTACAACTACATTCAAATCCTCCTTTGCATCCAGACCAAGGTCAGTCAACGTGAACACCATAGGTTTACCGGACATAACTTTTGTAGAAATGGTTTTACGGTCTCCTCTGATTACACCGAATCTTTCTGCGCTCTCATTCAGATTCACGCTATTAGGGAAATAAATGTCGACATCCTTCTTTGCCGGAACACTTGTCTTGATTGTAATAACGCATGCATCGTTTTCGTTCCATTCTGCCGTTACCGCAACAATTTCATTCAATCCCTGGGGGTCGATAATCAATTCCAAACCCTTTTCTTCCGCAAATGCTACAAGTTCCTCATGCATCACGGCTTCGCCTACATTCCATTTGAAACCAAGCTTCAAAAGCTCGGCACCGCCTTCCGGGTCTGTCACGTTTCCTTTAGGGGTAATTCCGCGCGGTGATTCAGTGATGAATACTTTCTTCTGGTCGCAACTACCATCAGTTACCAATGTCACATCAATATTCTTGTCTTCGTCCAAAAATCTATACAGTCTCATAATCTTTTTCTTTTAGGTTATAAAATACGAATTTGTTATTTTATCGTCTCCGGTTTCTTGTCTCCGAATTCGTCGAAATCAGACAGATATTTTCTAACTCTCTGAGGTACCAAAGTAGGGCTTACCTTTGCCGCGTTCTCCACGATTGAGATTGATTCACGTATTATAAGCGCATTACACACCACAGCACGGAACCATGTGTATATCTCCACATTGCCGCCTTCCACAGTAAAGTTCCCCATCACATGCGAAACAATCAGAATAGCGGAATAAATGAAAAGCTTCGTAATAATCATTGAAAAGCCCTTGCTTGAAAAGTCCTTGTTCTTGATATGATATACCCAGCTTACAAGTGTGTCTATCACTATAAGAATCATTAGGTATTTCAAGAACTCCCAGTCCCGAAACACATATTTCTCAATGAAGGATGTCGTGTTGGAAAAAGAGATAGGTATGCTCAGCAACACGGGAAAATATAAACTCATTACGTATTCCCTTATTTTATGTAGGTTTGCCTTAATCATATGCGACGGAATTTTAGGAAATTGTATATGCAATGTGTACAAGTTTACTTGGTGAGGCTTCCGGATATTTCTTTTTCAGATAGTCATAGCGTTCTCTGATAACGTTCTCTGCCTCTTTAGGGTTGTGCCCCGACTTTGCGGCCGCAGCCACAAGTTTTTCAATTGTAGGAAAGCCATCTTTTCCTTTCTGCTTGTCTTCCTTCGCGGTCTCCTTTGTCTTGATTCCCTGGCGTCGTACCCATCCGTTAGCGGTCTTCACATATTCTTTCCCTCCCCAGCTTTTTACGGTTCCGATAGGTTCACCCTTCCGTGCCTTCTCTATATCGTCAGATACGCACATTCCGGCTATGCCCTTGAAAATGTTTAGAGGGGTTTCCTTGTATCGCAACATGTCCCGGTTCTCGGACATTGATTTGAAAATTCCTTCCTTTCCCGGTATCACTTCCACCTGTGAAGGTCTTATGAACATAGGTTCTTCCTCGTAAATGTCATTCAGCACTTTAACCGTTTCCAGTGATTTCCAGTCCGCAGCCGCACATGCTTTCTCGAACTCGTCCATTTCGTCCTTTTCTGACTTGTTCAAAACATCAGTAGCAAAAGCCGCTACCTGCTTTGCGGTGAATGCCTCATAGTCTTTGTCAATGAGAAACTGTTCAAATTGTGCACGTCCGAACACTTTCTCTTCTTTTTTATTAATATTCATGAATAATGCCTTTTAAAGTTATAACGAAATTGCAATTACAACGGTAAAAATAGGCATTATCAGTCAAATAACCAAGCTTTTAACTTGAATATTTATCCAATACCGGGTATTTGTACTTCGCGCGGATAGGGTTTGTCTTTATATACTTCCGTCTTCTGTTTTCTACCCGTTTCCTGGTCCTTTCGGCTTTCGCCAAAGCCTTTTCTATCTGTTCGCGTCGCTTCTCGTCACGCGCTATGCGTTCCCGTATCATCTGTTCTGCGTACAGTTCTACGTCCTCGGTCTCATAGTCATTGTATATGTATTCACTTACCGTTTCCATACTCTATATGCTTCAAATTCATTAGGGTTGTAATTTTCGTATTCGGGTGCCTCGTGACAGCGATATTTCGCCACCAAATCAATTCTGCTGTTTTCTTCAACCTCCCTTTGTATTTCAGACTTATAAAAACGTTCCTTTTCTTCTTCTATTTCCTTTTCCTTCTCGAAATTGTCCTCCCAGTATTCCAAGTTCTTTTTTAGGGTGTAATAAAAACTCAACCTCTTTTTGCACGGCAATTCCTTTTCTCCACACGTTACAGTAGCACTTCTTTTTGCTATTCTATTGAACTCCTTGTCTTCCCACAAATAACCCTTTTCTTTTCTGAACCAAACTCTTTTGAGATAATAAACAGAATCCTTTACCCTTGAAACACCTTCCTTAATCTTCTCGAATCTTCTTGCAAATATATTCTTCCATTCCTCCCTGTCCGGCAATGCTATCGTATAGTTATTCAAATTAGGGTTGTATCTCATTGATTTAGTCGCCTTTTCCGGCTTCATGTATACTCTTTCTCCAAAAATCTCTTTCAATGCCTTTATAAACTTTCTCACTGTGTCTACACTGCATTTCATACGACTTGCAATACGTTTAGGGCTTTCATAGAACGATACTTCGCAATTGTTCCATTTTATTGCCTCTAATGCGTGCTTATGCGCCATCTTTACAGCCTTTTCATAAACCTTGTCATAATCCGATTCCTTCCAGTCCTCGTTATTGTACAGCCATTCAACTATCTTTAAAATCTCGTCTTTCTTTGATTCCTCGTCATTCCATACGTCCAAATTATACTCTGCAATCTCTTTACAATACTTGTAATATCTTATCTTCTTTGAAATGTAATTCAATATCCTTGTAAAAATAGGAGACCATTTTACCCCTTTCTCCTTAATCACATAACGCAAATAATCCGGTAAATACATCTCTTCCGTTACATCCTTGAAATCCTTGTTTATGATTGTACATACATCCTTTTCGGGGAATTTAATGTAGTCATTCAGTCTTAAAAACTTGATATAATCCTTCGCTTTTCTGTAGGAAATACCCACTTCTTCTGCAATCTTCAATGACAGTTCTTGTGTAGTAAAACTTCTTTTCCAAAACGTCTTATACTGATACTTCTTCTGATTTCTCTTGCAATACTTGTTGTTTATCAATCTAATAGCGCACAATACGCAGCAATACTCATAATCCTGGATAGTCTGTATATTCTTAAAATCCTTAATAGGAGACTTAATCTTTTCTGGAATGTCCTGGCGTGATGCCGATTTTTCTGTATCTTTTTTCATTTCTCTCTAAAATGTGCTTCTTCTACAAAATTTTCAATTTTTACAAATATCTTGCTCAAGGATATTCACGCCCACAAATACCTGCTTACAAAACAAAAAGAAAAGGGGAAAGTTTAAAAGAGGTATTTGTAGAAGCGCACTCTAGAGAGATAACCCCTTTTCTTTTGCGGTTCCCAACTCTTTTCAGAACTGAGCCGCCATTTGTTTAAGCACTGCAAACATAGGGATTATTTTTCAATCCACAAAATTTTTTCGAGAAAATTTTTGCCGGGCGCGCCTTTTTCCCAAAATCCCTTCTTGTTTTCGTCTTCTTTCTTTCGCTTCGTCTCCCCTTTCTGTTTTTACTTCCGTTAACACTTTCCATATCTTACTTTATCCCCCTTCCCCATTTTTCACTCTTTCCCCTTCCTCCCCCAAACCCCCTATTGCTATATTGCAGTTCTTCCTCCTATTAATATACCCGTAAGGGTAAAAGAAGAAAGGGAACTACGTACCCCTTTAGGGGTTAGATAATACCCTTATGGTAAAACGTCAAAGTGTTGATTTCCAGATAGTTATAAATAGTAATAAATATTTACAGAAATTTCCTCGAAAAAGCCTACCTTTACACGTGTTTAATCTTAAAAATTGTAAAATATGAAAGTAGTTTATGAATCGAAAATTGCGAAAATTATCATTCCGACCTTTTCCGCAATCCTAATTTTTTGCTGGTTGCTTTGCAAGAAAACGAAAGAGTATTACGACGAAGAATTCTTAAAACATGAAGAAACCCACTCCTATCAATGGAAATCATTAATGATACCGGGAACCATGCTTTTTAGCGGTCTTGCAGGCGTTTTCTCGTGCCCCTGGCTACTTCTCCTTATCCCGTTGACGTTCTATCTGTATTACGCCCTGGAATGGCTCGTGCGTGTAATAGGAGCCTTAATCAAATATCACCCAGGTTTCAGTGGCGGTTTCAAGAAGTGGATTAAGAGAATCCAGGCTATAAACCATAACTGTTACCATGCAATCGTGTTTGAACAAGAAGCGAACGCAGTAGAAAAAGGACTGGTAGATTATGGTTTTTTGTCATTCTTCAAGTATTATTAACTCGGTTGTCAAGATTTAGAAAAGAAAAGGGACGTTTCACAACATCCCAGTCTGCCGGGCTTCGCTCAGCCCAATACTCATACTACAAAACAAAAATGAATAAAAATACAAAATCAAGTGAATATTTATGTAATAATTTTCTTTATTGAAATTGCGTTCCGCTTGATATTCCCGATTTTCCGATAGACTTCATTTGTGGAAATATCCCTATAGGAAGAAAGAATCTCCGAAATTTTTGTTATTTTATCTACCAATACATTCATTTCTTCCAATCGTTTCCAGTTAACAGAGACCGAAAAATGATTCCGAATAAACTCGTCACGGGCGGTTCTTGCTTCCTCTACAGTATGGAAATACCCTATGTTGTACTTCTTCCTGTCAACCTCTATTATGACCCGGTACGGCTTGTTTTTGGACCGTTTGTCATAATAGTAAATATATCGGTCACTTCTCGGCTTCATCGTCTTCTTTCTTTTCGGGAACCGGAATAGGTCCCAGGCAGTGAACAAAGATGGCTATTACAAAGGGTGAAAACAGAAGCGCCATCAGAAGCCAGAATCCGAAGCTTCTGTTTAGCCGTCTTGCTGTGTCTCCTACTTCTACGCTTAATGTAAACCAGACAAGAAGCGCTATAATACCAAAAATAAATAACATTGCGTCCATAATCTAATCCTCCCTTTATTTAAGTTCATTAATGATTCTTATTGCTTGTTCTCTCAGAACCTCGTTATCCTTTTCTTCTCCCATCTCCTTACTGATTAGGGATAATGTGCCGTCCAGGTTCTTCTTGTAGACGGCAATCATACTCATACTTTCGCCTTTTGCCGGGTCATATACGACCCGGAAATTCCCTTTGCTTATTGTTCTCATGTTCTTGTAAAATTTTTGTTTGACTTCATTTTAATAGATTATTCAATTCTTGATTCCGTTAAATACGGAATTGTATTTTGTTTCGATAAATGCCGTATGCCCTTCATATTTACCGTTTATCTTCATTTCCAGATAGCAATACTGCAACCCATCATATCCAGTGAATTCCTTATATTCCAGTTCATAAGGTTTTAAACCTTCCTTGATTCTTTTGGACTGGTTCTTATCTAACCATTTCCTTGAATTTATAGCGTTGTTCCATTCTGCTAATTCCTTCTCGTATTCCCATTGTGTTTCATTTGAAAAATAGATGGTTTTATTTAGAAGCTTCTTTACGCAAGTAAGACCTACAACATATTCCTTGTTATCCATTTCTCCTTTGATTATTGCAAAATTGAATATCGTGCGTCCGCAATCTGAACAACTGTAGGCTATCCCGTTCTCAACTCCTTGCATGCACATGCTGATAAGCTTGTATTCTTGTTTTGGCAAATTTCCTTTTTTCATGACTTTGTTTCTTTTATCTGTTTGACCTAATTAACTGTCTCCCTTAAGAAGACATTGCAAATATAGGTAGTTAATCAGACATACGCAAGTGCTTATGTCCTTTTAACATAAGATTAACATATAATCCCAAAGAAAACACCCGGAAACATTCTTTCACGAAGAGCGTAACCGGGTGTCAGTCAAACAAATATAAAATTTAGAGAAAGAAGGTTCTAAGTTATGTCCGGTTGAAAATATGTCGGATAATCCCAATCCTTGATAAGTTCCTTAAGCTCCTTCCAGGGAATGAAAATGGTGTGAGATTCGATAGCCACCTTCTTGTTGCCAGTCCAATAAATAGAATAAAATACCGGATTCTTGGACTGCACTATACTTTCTGTCGTCCGTCCTTCCATGTCCTCGATAAGCTTGCTATATCCGAAATAGCTGATGTTCTTACCAAGAACCAGGCAGATAATATCGCCGGATTTGCACTTTAGAGCGCGCGCTATAGCCGTTTTGTCCTCGACGCTTATACTGTCATTGTCACGAAGTAAAACAAGCTTGTTGGAGCTGCAAAGCCAGTCTATATATGCACTTCCCCCGTCGTATGTAAATTCGTTTTTCTTACTCATTATATCAAGTCTTTATAATCGTCTTCCATTCTTTTTATCTCGTTCGTCAATTCCTGGCTTAAATGGAATAGGAACTGTTTCTGGTTGTCTTCCATCTCGTCCTCGTTACAGCTCATCTTCCGGGAAAGCTGGTCCAGATACCGGATAAACCGCTTTCTCTGGATAAGGTCTATATAGGAGACCACATAAAGAAGAGCGTCCATTCTTTTCTGAATTCCCGTAACCGTCCCTATGCACCACAAAAGAAGAGTAATAAGGACTACTGTAAGAAGAACGAGACATATAAATATCGCTGTTATCATGTTTGCAAATGTATGAAAATAAAATAAATAAATGAATCAAAGAACGTTCAAATTTTCGCCCTTGTCAATATATACGGGTCTTGAAACAAGGGAACAAGGAGAAATGACAATGTATTTTCCCGGACGTACCTTTCGCAGCGTCATTCCCCGGTATTCGACAATATGTCCGACCCACACGTAGCACTCCTTCTTAATCATTGAGAACCGCCTTAACTTCAAACAACTTCTTTTCCGCTTCCTCCTTTGTCTGGAAATAGTTAAGGTTTTTGTACCGCTTATTATCTTCCGAAAAGTCCGATTCTGTCTCAATAAACACTTCAAAAGAATCGAAATTGATATAATAGTAGGAATTGCCTATTACAGCACGCCAGCGAAGTTTTTTAAGGCATTTTTCTTTCTCGTCATAGTATACCCCATTTTCGGAAAGAGCGTTGTTTATAAGCTTCTTTTCTTCTGATGTAGAAAATCTGTAAGCCGGGATAAGGTCATAATGAGTAAACGGGTCTCTATTTTTATACGTATGTAGTTTTTCACCATAACGCAGAAAAGCATGATAAGCTACTTTGGTGTCTTCGCGTTCACATTCTCTGTATATTAATATTGTACCGTCTTCATGTGTCAGATAATCTCCATCGTTAAGCTCCATCAAATAGCAATCCTCGTCATGAATAGAAATAAATTTCCCGTCTTTGTCGCACAAAATCTTTTTCATAATTGTAAAATATTTTTATTAGAAAACATAGTTAATCAAATCAGAAAGCCAGGACAAGAATTGTATCATTCCGAAGAATAGGAAGGTGCAGATTATTGCACCTATTCCATACCAGAAACGTACCCACCATTCACGATACTTTGTCTTTAATACTTTATTACCGAAACGACCGTGAAAGAAATTTATAAGCTGCTTTTTCATAATGTAAAATTTTTAGAATTCGACAAGAATAAGACGTTTACCGCTTTCCTTCTCACTGACCCACATATGGTTGGAACCGAAGCCGTAATCAAAAATAGAATTGAATGTAACCGGGTATTCGATTGAAGAGAACTTCATAGTATCTCTAAGTTCATTTTCGTTTTTACACCAGGTTATTCTGTTAAGTATATTGACATAAAGAGAAATTGCTATTGGTGAACGATTAACATTCAACGGGTTTTCTACAATTGCTTTCATAACTTAATCCTCCTTATTCTTGTTTACAGATTTATCTATACTTTCTTTTAGGGCTTCAATCCATTTAAGGTTGAATTCCTTTTCTTCCGGGGAATTGGTTTCATTCTCCTTCTTTAGCTGTGCTATCAGCAAGCATATTTCTTTTATATCCATAATCGTATATTTTTATTTGTTCAACATTTCGAGTTGTCTTTGAAGGAGGTTAGCGCGGCTTTGCTCGTTGGCTGCAAACTCCATATTCCCGATAGACTTATAGAACTCCACATTTTCAAGTGCCTCGGCAAGTGCTTGTTGTTTCTTGGAAATCATAGAGGAGATTTCGTTGTTATTACCTCTCTTCATTATCTCTTCCATTTCCGTACCTCTCACCTTGTAAAATTCTGCTTTCATAACCTTGTTTCCTTATCACATTGCAAATATATGAAGTATATCAGACATACGCAAGTGCTTATGTCATTTTAACATAAGATTAACATAATCTTTCTTTCAGTGATATTTTATTTTTCAGAAATAGAAGAAAATGGTATGTGATTATCAGACAGTTAACCCTAACTCTGAAAATTGAATTGTTTTTCAGTGTACAATAAAATAGAGAAAATGAAAAACCGGGAACCGGATAAAACACCCGAATTCCCGGCACCCCGAAAACAATCAAATCACCTCGTCACTGACCCAATCACCAGAACTTGCTATCTCTTTCTCGTCCATCAAAGGATAAGGATAAACGATATCTTCCACAACTTCTTCACCTTCCGAAAGCATCATGATTGGAGGCACGAGCGAATTGTAGGTTTTCTCATGCAGCAGTGCTTTCGTGCCGTCATTGTTCGTTCTCCTTGTTTCCCAGTCCTTGTCGAACTGTTTCAGTTCTTCTATAGGTATAGCTAACCATTTCATATTATTCAGTTTTACGTTTTAACCATTCTTCATTAAGTCTTTCCTTCTCGGTCTCTATTTCTTCTGGTGTCAAAGATTTATTATAAAGAGCGAAGTAATAGATTGCGCCTCTCATAATTCTACTATCTTTCTCCCTTATAATACCTAAAGTCAATGTATCTGTATCGTCTGCATTGCCTACCGTAATCGTACTCCCATTATAGGAATTTTTAGTTTGATATGAAACGGAATCTTTTAAATTTACAGCCAGACCAGACGTATATTCACTGAAAGAATATGTAGCGTTATTACCATATTCAAAAATGAATGCCCCATTACCAGCAACGACTGATTTTGAAGCGACGACGTTATTAGCATTATTTTCAAGCGCTCTTCTGCATATTACAGTATAATCATCAAGAATAGGCAGATTATTGCATATACCGTAATCATCCACTCCATCAAATACCAGTGCGCCTTCATAAGACCCTTCTCCAAATCCACTTTCTGATGTAAAGACAAAGTTCTTTAGCTGCATCTCATTGCCCTTAACACCACGGATAGAGGAAGGCTTGTCAATATTGGACAAGCCGGACATAAACCATGCGTCCACCATAGCCTCATTGAAGGGTGGAATAGGAGGACCAGCCTTGCCAGCCCTCCTGCCAAACAAAAGACTTGAACCTATACCAATCATAACCCTATATTGAATTGTGCAGTAGTACCATCAACAAACACCTTATCAACCAGATAAGGCATAGGAGAACCCATATAAGCGGAAACCTCAGCTTCACTAATAGTATAAGTATCTGGACCAGTCTCACCGATAAGGTGTACTTTGACAGTACCACTCGTCAATGGAATAATAAGAAACGCCCTTTTGTCATCGGGAACCAAGGTGTACTTTGACAGTACCACATCTTCGGCTGGTGTGCCGACCTCGAAAGCGCGTGAAATCGCTGTTATGCTCTCAAAACCCTTGTTATTTGCTATGCTTACTTTAGTAGGATATATAATTATTTCAATTTAAATTTACAAATGATAAAAATACGAAATTTGCAAAATCGCGGTTACAGCATACTGTAGTATCGATTGTCCTATAAGGGAGAATACTTTCTGGATATAGTAAAATATATTTACGCTGTGAATATCGTCACCTTCTGACCGTTGCATAGGTCCATAGTGTCTACATGCAGCCAGTTAACACCGTCTTCCAGTCTGATAGGATAAGGAAGCTTGTCGGAATCGTCCATAATGATTTTCCTTGCTGCCTCCGCTTCCATTCCGGACACTGTAATGTCAAAAGCGCGACCAAAAACGTGACCGCTCATATACGGTTTCTCGAGCATCGTCTTTTCCTTGCATAATATGCAGACATTACATCGTAAACCGCGCTGGGAATAGCTGCCTCCGTTCTTCCAGTTATTGATAATGAAGGGCTTGCATAGGATTTCCTCCCTCAATACAAGGAGCGTTTTCAGTGCTTCCGTCGTGAAAAAGCTCCATATCTGCGATTCTGAATACTTCTTGTACACGTGGGGGCATACAAGTTCGGGAAGCGTGAAATACTTTCCCAGTCTTCTGATAATCTCTTTTCTTTCCATAATACAAAATGAATTAGATAATAGAATAGGGGTTACAGTCGTTGAACCAAGCTTTCACCCCCAGCCATAACAGACTTGCAACCCCTACCGCCTTTGTTAACCTTTAAATACAACTGCGATACAACCCTACCAGTTATCTATCACGTCAACAAAGATAGTGTTTTTATCTCAAAAACGAGCTAAAGTTCTGAAAATAATCGCTCGTACTCCTCCAATTTCTTCTCCATGCTTTCTTTTATCATCGGGAAATAGGTTTTCGCTATATCCTCGTCAATATAGAAATAGGAATCATAAGAGTTCGTTATTTGTATCTTTCTCTCTATCTCAAACCTGGAAATTTGCTCTAATTGGTCTTTCAAATATTCGATTTTATTGTATAGCTTATTTGCTTTTTTTTAATTTCGACTTGTCCATAACTGCTTGATAATAAAGCCCCATTTCGGGGCTTTTGTGAAAATAATAAGTATACCGAAAGATTTATTCTACAATTTCCGCATCACTTTCCGGCTCGTATTCCTTCTTTCCTTCTTCCTGGATAGGTGCGGCCTTCCATTGGTCTATGAAGTGTTCGATTACACGACGTCCGTCAGTCACAATCTTTTCCAGTTTCTCGTCCGGTTCCAACAATTCATCTGCCATTGCTGCGGCTATGTGCTTTGCCTTCATTACCTCTTCCACAAGGTTGCTTTCTATCAGTTCACCCAGGCTTTTCTTTGTAAGCAGGTTGAATGTCAGTCCTTCGATAATCTGTTTTCTCTTCGACATTGCATTGAGCATTGCATTCATACGTGGAGCGAACTGTTCCGGCTTCATGTTCTCGAAGCTCTTGTCATCAAATCCCTCGAACTTTTCTGCCGCCATGAATGCCACTTCATATTCTTTCGGTGTCATTACCACGCCTGCCTGCAAGCACTCTATGCAGAACAAAATGTACTTCACGTTGTTTCTCAAATCTTTTTCCATAATCTTTTGTCTTTTAATATGTTGTTTTTATAATTGTTCCACGTTGTACAATGATACAATAACCGTTCCAGGAATGTTCCCTGCGTCATATTGTCCGTCATATGTCCTTTCCCTTTTTCGCAAATTAACAATTATAGGTTGACGGTTTATACTGTTGTTATCGGGGTCCGGCATACTTCCTTCTTTTATGCCATAGGGTCTTTCCCTTCCCGGTTATTCATATCACTGCTTTTCCTCTTTGATATCCCTATTACCATTGTAACAAATGTATAACGGGTTAGTAATAAAAATATGGTCTGTAGGGTATCGTGGAGGGTATTTCTCTTTTTTATTTCTCCTTGTATATCCCGGTCACAACCCTTTCTTCGTCCGTTATGAATAGGGTCTTGTGTTCCTTTGATTCGTACACTCTTTCTGACAATCTGGTTACCGGGTATGTGTTGCCGTTGCTGTCCTTGATGGTGTACATTATTTTGTTTCCTTTCTTGAAATCCGGTTCCTTGGATTGCTTCTCGTTGTCCTTCGTTACCCACTTGTTGCATATATATAGGAGGCGCACCGCTTTCCGGAACACATAGAAATCGTCCTTGTCTATCATTACCCTTTCCTTGTTTCCGAATCCAATTGAATAGACCATTCTTTCCATGTCGTATACCTTATGCAGGAGCTTTGTTAGGGTATGGGTGAGATGGAAGATTGTTTCACTAATCATGTTTTCCGTGTCTTCTTCTTCCTTTATTTCAATCGTTGTCTCCTTGTTTATGAATGGGTCCAGTACGTCAATCATGCCGGACATCACGTCAGTAATAAACTGTCTTGCAGAATGTCTTACACATGGTATGCTGCCCTTTTCTTCTATGAGTATCACATCTTCCCCCTCTTTATAGACTGCATTCATGCCGAGTTCCGTTGTGCACATCAATGTGGCCATATCGGTTCCCTTGATTATATGCGTGCATCCGTACTTCTGCTTTAGCTTGTATATGGCATTGTTCATCCTCTGTTCAAACATCTTTGTCTCTTTCCTTTCTCCTTCTTCTATCCCCTTGTAGAAATCACTGAGGAATTGTTCCACGTGGAACAATGGACTTTTTGCTGTTTGTTCTCCTATCAATATAGCAGTAATCTGTTTTGATTTAGAGACTGTTAAGTCCATTAAATCGCAAATATTGAATACTTTATTGATACTGTTTTCTGTACAGCACACCAGAATACTGTTATCGTACTTTTTCTGGAATTCTTCTCTATCCATAATCTTTTTATTTTTAAGTTTTGTAAAATATCTGTATTGGAAATCAAAAAGATAGGGGTTACTTTGATTTTCACCCCTTCTTTCCGTGCTCTTAATAATTTGCGACCTTTTGACGGGTATTGGCGACGAAAGTCTTGTTGTTTCCGGCAAGCTTTATCGGACCCAGGTTCTCCCAGTCACCGTTTGCCCATGTTTTCGTTATGATGGAATCTATGTACTTGTCCATATTCTCCTTGATAAGCTTCTTTGCAGGTGCCAGGGAATGGAAGGTGAACATAGGGCTTGTCTCTTCGCAGTCCACATCGTGTTCCCACTTTTTCAATTCCTTGTTGAATCTGTCACCCTTGTACTTCATTGTCACGGGTTCGCTGAAATATACTGTATAGGTCTTCATTTTGTTCTGCTTTTTTGCTGGTTATTGATTATCTGTAATATTGTTCCCTTACTGCCTTCGCTATCGCTTCCCCGTATTCTTCCGGGCTTGCCAGGTAAGGTATTTTGAAAAGTTCCGATACGAGTTTGAGTTTTTCCTTGTTCGTCATTATCTTTGTCATATCTTTTATGAGAGCTACCCCGTTCATGTCTACATATTCCTTGTATGCTTCATGGAGTTCTCCGCGTTCGTCCAAATCGTTTATTATTCTTCTTGTAGGGAAGCAGCGCAGTATTTCGCTGATATAGGTGTCGTCCCCGTTCTTCTCTATCTCCTCATAAATGGGGTCGAATGATTGGTTGTCCATAAACTCCATCACCTTTTCTGCGATTTTCTTTCCTTCCAGTTTTACTTTGGGGCTTGCCATAATCTTTTGTTTTTATTTGTTTGACATCTTGTTTCTTATCACAACGCAAATATAAGACCTTATTTAGACATAAGCAAGTGCTTATGTGCTTTTAACATATAATTAACATATAAAAGGATATAATAAAAGCCAGCTATTTATCACAAACTGCTGGCTGTCAATTAGATATTAACTACTAATACTCAAAAAAATGAACATAAAGTTTTTTGTTTGATTTTAAATCTCGTAGTCCACATCCCATGTTATCGAATCCAAAGATACGAATTTATACCCGGTTTCCTCTTCCAGGACTGATTTTATTTTCTCTACTTCCTTGTCTGTAGGAGGAACCTGCATTATTTCCACATCCATAGGCACATGTACCTGTACCGTTGTGTCCTCGTCCATTCTCATTGTTGCGATTGCTACTATCATACTATTTATTATTATAGGGTTAATTAATCATTGTATTCTTCCGGTATCGGTTCGTTCTGCATCCATTTCACGTACAGTCTTTCCATACAAATGTCAATTTCTTTTAATGCTTGTTGTTCGGTCAGACCATATTCTTTTGTAAGTCTTTCCATCATGCACTTTATAACTTCTTCAACATATATCTTTACCATAACTACTTTATTTTTAATTGTTTAAATAGGTGTACTATCTATCGCAGACCGTACACCACATGAATTTTGAAAATCATAAATTAACTAAAAGTCAAAACAAAATGTAATTATTTCTTTCCGATTTCAACACCTTTCATCTGTCGTAGGCGGTTAAGAAGCCGTTCTCTTGTCTTTGATTTGGACGGTTCCTCGATTATCTCTGCCTCGACCACTTCGGGTATCATTTCTTCCACGAATTTCTTGTTTTCCGTTTCTATTTCTTTCCAGTCATAGGACTTTATCAATGCTCCAGGAAGCATGACTTTTTCAGACCCTAATACCGGGTTGCTTGCAAAGCCGTTAAAGTCCTTATAATAGGAGGTGCAGAGCTGGTGCATCAGTATTTCGGGCCTTATTCCCGATTTTGCGGCTACCATACCCACTATCAGACTGTTTACGGGGATGTCGCGCATTACACGGCTTATGTTCTCCTCGCCATGCAGTGTCGCGTTTATATCTATTTTTCCGTCAACTGTAAGTTTAATTTCATTACCTTTTACTTCCTTCCGTGCGGCTTCCAACAAAGCGCGTATTTCCTTTAGGATATTGAGTGCACTCCCCACGTTTCCTTTGCTCCAGAACTCTTCATATTTTAGCTGCAAGTCTGTCATACAGTCATTTATGATTTCCAGTCTTCCGGCTTCCGTTGCCACCTTATAGCGGTCAGAACGCATCACGTACTTGCTTTGCCTTGCCTCTATGAGTGATTTGTGGTTGTTGAAGAATTTTACCAAATCTTCTTCTCCCAGCGAATAACCTTCCTTTTTCCGGATAATCTTAATAATATCCTTGGGGTTGTGCATGGAACCAAACAAGTCCAGAAGCATAGGAGTGAGCTTTGCAAGCGCCTTTGCCTTGTCATTGTGCAAATCGAAAGCATGGAAATACTCGCTCTTTACTCTGTGGAACTTGGCAAGAAGGGGTAGCATCACGCTTGTACGTATTTCTGTAGCATCGTCTATTGCTTCCTGGGATGCTCCGCGTTTCGCCATGATACCCTTTATATTGACAAGCTTAAGGTCTATCACATAGGTATAACCTTCGTTCCCCTCATACTGCATAAAACGGTCTGGGTGTTCGTCAAGCTCCCTTCTTACCATCTCATAGGCTACATATTTATCCTGCATGTAGGGAGATGCAATCAGCACGAAATCGGGCGCATCTTTTAGAATGTCCTCTTTAGTATATTCTATCTTTTTTGCCATATATAGAAGTTTTACCCACAAAGGTAAGTTTTAATAGGGAAATAAGCAATAGTTTATTTGCCAAATTAATACCATGTACACGAAACCAAAACTTCTTCCTTTTCCTGTTCAACAAATGAAACCTCCGGTTCCACATTTTCACTGATTGTTGATTCAAACCATACAATTTCTTCCGGTTTCGCTGTCATATCCGGTTCCATAAATTTTTCTTTGTTCATCGTAATATCTTTCTATTTCTTTTTCTGCTGATGTAATTTCCCACGGCTGTAGCAATAAGTCCATTTTTATAACCTTGCATTGAGGCTGCCATACTCTGTCATTGTTGTACTTGACATTCTGCACCGCATGCACATCCACCTCTACCAAATAGCGGTTCTCCTTTCCAATAACAACGGGTTCAAAGTTGACGGCATAGCATGCCATCTTATGTACAAAATCTCCCTTATCCTTGTATTCAAGCACGAAATTGCAAATAAAACCGTCGTTGTTGTCGTTATAAGTCTTCGTAACCTTCTTTTGATAGAGGTAAGCGATTATTTTCTGTATCATTCTTCGATTCTTTTTCGTTGTTTTCTACGATACCTTGTATTATATATCTCTGGTATGCGCTAAAAATAAATCTGTCCAATAAAGGGCATGAATCATTGTTCTCGTATCTTCGTGTATGATTCAGAATAAAACTGTCGTCCGTGTTTTCCGTTTCGTACACGACACGTTCTTTATTGTTGTCATTGTCCCTATAGGTGATACTTGTCTTTACCTTGTATTCTTCGTCTTCTCCTTCCGACTGAATGTTTATCGTTATTGTCTCATTCAGTTTATACCGTGTTGGGCTTAAAGTATGTTTCAATTTTTCAATACTTACATATTGATACGAGCGGTTAAGGGGCGAATTAACTATAATCACATCTTCTTCGTTTATCCCATGCCATCCACAACCTTCATCAGGATATGAAACAATGGCATTCCCGGTTTTTCTGTTGTACCCTACAAGCATAGAGACACGTCCCATGTCCACTTCTTTTCCGATATGATTTTCGATATATGCTACCGCTTTGGCAACAAACTCTCGTTCTTTTGTGGGAATAGCTCTATGTCCTCCCGTCATATAATCCCACTTCAAATAATAATATTCTTTGGGGAAATAGAGGGGATGAATAATCTTTACAAAAATTTCATCGTCATAACCACCATATCTTCTCCCCCATTCTATAAGAACTTCGCTGTTCGTTATATCCACTTCCTTTTCATCCGCTATTTCCTGCAATTGCTGCAATACTTGTTCTGGCGTGTATTCACATATAAATTTGCTACTATATATGTATTCTCCGTCATATCTTCTTCCTATTCTTGCATATTTTTCAAGCGGCAAATGAATAGAGTTTTCTGGTCTGCTTACCGTCTCTTTGAAAATTCTTTCTATGTCTTCCTTTTTCATAATCGTACTGTTTAAATATCCCAATCTTTTAACGCCATTTCCAGGCATTGGCTTATGCTTAGCTTCGGGTCTTCCTTTAGGTATTCAAGTGCTGTAACAGCTACTTCTGGTTCAAGTCCGTATCTGCTTGCCTTTATCATGCACTCCAGCCAATAGGTTCTTTCTTCTGTGTAGGTCATTATTTACCCTCCTTACATTTTTCTACAAGTTCCAAATTTTGAGGAATGAACGCGCGTTGTTCACCGTCTATTTTCAAGTGAAAATAGCGGTTGCCTTCCGTTCCGCATATACTTGCTACTTCCGTAATCTGTCCGATTAGCATCATGTTGGAACAATGGAGTATCTTCACCTTGTCGCCCACTCCGAACTTTTTAGTTTTCATACTTCTTTTCTACTTTATAGTTAAACGCTTCCAAAAATGCTTCTACTACCATTTTGTTGAGTATGGTTTCTTCCTGGTGTGTATAGATAGGGATAAGGTGGTGTTTCCGGCACCACATATCCATCATCTTCGATTCCGCAAACTGCCACAGAAGCTTTTCATAGCTTTCTTCTGTGTGCACCTGGGTTTCTCCTTTAGGGTTGGTTATTCGTATCATAGTATTGTAATTGTGAAGGGCTTTCAAAAGCCCTTCTTGTTAGAAATTCAAACAACAAACAGACATATCGCATTCCTTGTCGTATTCGTAGCCAAAAAGTTTTCCTTTGAAGTAGTTCTGCAATCTTTCAAACGCGCTTTTGTTTTCTTCATCCCAAGCTATCGTTATCATGTTAGCACGGGCAAAAGTTATTTCAACACTAACTTTTGCAACCTTTGAAAGAGTGTTTTCTAACATTTGTTTCTTAGCTTTAAATACTGAATTCATAATCTTATCTTTTTGTTGTTTGACTTATCGTTTTCCTTATCACATTGCAAAGATAAGATTATGTTATGAGATACGCAAGTGCTTATGTCGTTTTAACATATAATTAACATATTAGTCCTTTTCCACATATTCGATTATAGGTGTTTCCTCCACCTTTATCAACCTACATTCGCCTACAAGGTCTTGCATGTATTCCAGCGCTTTAGTAGAGGCTTTTATAAAGTCCTCATGCTGTTGCAATATAACCAGCTTGTATTGTTTCAGCTTTCCAGAAACGGTTACCTCACTGTATACGCCCGTGCACTTGTACCATCTTCCCCCGTGTTTTTCGTTGCGCTTCACCGAATCCACAATCACCTCTTTAATAGGAGATATGGCAAAGTCCGCATCTATATTGAATATCCCGTACCCAGTTGCCATTGTTTCAGCGTCCATGTAATTTTCCGCTTGTACGGCTATGACATCGACAAACTTTTTATAATTACCGTTTGTCGAATTCGGGTCCGGTGCCATATAGGTAAACGTACATTCAAATATCATTCTTTCCCCTCCTCTTCCTGTTTGAGACAAAGCACGCATATAGGGACTGCCGGATATTGGCATACAAGCGGAATACAAGCCGTTTCCGCGTTTCTGTTCTTCCCTCTTATCCTTCGTATCAAATCATTGAATTCTTCTTTTTCCACGAAAAGATATAAAGGATGTACCTTATAATCCTTATCCTTCTGTATCATTATCTTCTGCTGTTCCATGTGGATATTCAGCATTTCCTGGGTCGGCAAATGGTCCTCCAATCCCGTTACTTTATTTGCACACACAAGTGATACACTCTTTCCCGGTTCTATTACGGGAATATACATTTTCGGCTTTTTCATAACTTCATATATTTACCTTTGTCAATTCTTTTTACTTCTCCTTTACTCATTTTCTTTAATAGGAAGTGGTCTATTCCACTTCTAACGGAACCAGGGTGGAAATCCTTTATCTTGGTGATTAATTCAATCCGACAAAATTTGGTTCCTGGTTTCATCCGCTTAAATTCACGGTCTATTTCCGTATATACGGTCTTCTTTGGTTCGTCGTTAAACATTGCAATATACAAGCTCCTTTCTTGCTCTGGTTATAGCCACAAACAATAAACATTTTTCATTATATAATGCTTCTTCCGTATTCGCATACTTGCTGGGAATCAAACTCCTGTTCAGCAAGAAAACACGGTCTGCCTCCAGTCCTTTAGACTTGTGGATAGTGGATAATACGATACCTTCCGTATCGTCCTTATATATCTCCTTTATATTGTCTTCCAACTTCTTCATATCTCCCCAGTTCTTGTAAAGCATTTTCAATATAGTACACTTTTCAAGAAGGGTTACATAGGAAGGGTTATTTTTTGCCTGGATATCAGTAAAACCCCGTTCTTTGAGTTCCGAAATTTTCCTTTCACACATCGCGTCCAGGTCCTCTATATGTTTTATCTTATCCACCAACGCCACAAGTGCATCACCGTAATCCTTACCTTTTATTGTCGCTTTCTTTCCCATTTCTAACAAATAGAGAAAGACAGTTGCCAAAGGTAGGTTGTTCCGGCATAGAATAAAATCCCCGTTTTCCGCTTCGTCAAACTCTCCTTTTCTTACAATACCGTCTATCGCATTAGGTGCAGCAACAATCCCGTTGTTAAAAACTTTTCGAGCTTCTTCGACTATGTTCTTGCCGCATCTGTATGTAATATCCAACGGTAATACTATGGTGTTGGGATAAGATTGCAAGGACTTGAAAACCTCTAAAGAACTCCCCTGGAAACCGTATATACATTGCCTGGAATCACCAACAACTACAAATCGACCGCTTTTCTTTATATAGCGTAAAGCAAGCTCTTTTTGTAAGGTATTCGCATCTTGTTGTTCGTCCAAGGTAACAATATCATATTTAGGGAAATCCTCACTATCAAGTAGTTGGTAAGGGAAATAAAGCATATCAGTAAAATCAATGTTAATTTCTTTTACTGAATTTATCTTCTTCATTTCCTTGTGCCAGGCATTTCTAATTTGTTCCATGTCCCCTACCATACGTTCCTGGAATTCGATATTCTTTTCAATACAGATACCCGGTATTTCCTTCTCGTAATCCGTAATAAGGTTGACCCTTATGTAGTTCCATATTATTTGAATCTCGAATAGGTATCGAATCTGCTGCTTCACGTCCATATCCTTTGTGTCCAGAATTTTCTTCCCGATAACAAAGCATTTATTCTCGTTGATTTTCGGTTTTATACGGAAATTGGAAAGCAGCACGCGCAAACCTTTAGAGTGAAAGGTGTTGACGTCTATATGGGACGGTAAACGTTCCCTCAATTCTTCCGCAATGCTTTTGTTGAATGCCATAAACAGAACCTTTTTATTAGGTGGTGTCCTTCTGCAACACTCCACTATGCAAGTTGTCTTGCTGCTGCCTGCTGTTGCTTCTATGGCAATGTTTTTCCGTGTATTTTCGTATGCGTCGAAAATGGCTAATTGTCTGTCACTCCATTTCATCTTGTAAAATAGGTTAACTGATTGATATAATCTACCAATGATTTATAGTCTTTTTCGCGCTTCATGTCCATTTTCTTTTTAACTACGCTTAGAACATCACCGAATTCTATATTATTGTAGAAAACGGTCCTGTTGTAGTCTATCTTATTCATTACCCATATGTCTACGTCCACATCCTCTATCTTTATACGATATAGAGGACCTGTTTCCGGATATTCGGAAAGGATGTCGCTTTTCATGTCCTTGTTTATCCCTGCCATTGTCTTTAAAACGCGTAATGAATCGTCGCTTATCCCTTCCATCTCTATATCAAGGTCGTGTGGTTCCACATTGAAACCATGTATATACATAGCCATACTTCCACCCACAACCATGCGTTTACACTGCAAATTGTTCTTTAATACGTTCAAAACTTTAAACAATTTGTTAACTTTCTCTTCTTTAGTCCAAACAAAATCTTCATTCATAATTCTATCATTTTATCAAGTTCGTAATTATCAAAATTCTTGTAATCTGCCAGCATGTCGGCCACATGATTTCCGTATATTATAGGGTTGTTTACATCCTTTTCATGCCCTCGGACTTTCATAAACCGTACGACCATCCGTCTACGCTCGCATAGTTCTTGTTTTATTTTTTCTATAATATCCTTGTTTACCGTCGGTCTTAATTCCGGGTCTGTCATACAGCTAACCGCATACTGGCTATCGCTCCATATCGTAACCTTTAGAGGTACATCCTTTTTCATACTCTGCACGGCATGCAATATCGCCCTTAATTCACATCTGCTTATGGTGGTGTCGCTGTATCCCTTGGAAATAAAGTATTCCTTTCCTTCTTCCTGGATATACACACCGCAACCGCCAAGACGTGACTTCCATTCACAACTGCCGTCGGTAAATATTGTTATTTCTTTTCTTTCCATTCTTTCAACTTCTTTATCAGTGCAATATCCATTGAATCGTCACGGCTTACCTGTACGTCAATGCCCTTGTTGACCGCATCCGTTACCTTTATCTTTCCGTCCAGCAATTCGCGTATCTGCATATCTATTGTGTCACTGGACAACAAAAAATAGACGTTCATTGTCTGCGTCTGCCCCATGCGGTCTATACGCCCGGTTGCCTGCTCCAGTTCTGCCGGGCGTTGCGGCAATTCGATAAACGCCATGTTGTAACAATGTTTCTGTAATCCGTCTATACCCGTGGATAATGATGCAATGTTGGCAAAAAGGAAAGTCTTTTCTTTCTTCCATGTCTCAACCTTCCGCATCTTCTCTTCCGTACCGTATTTCCCGGTCACAACCTCACTGTTCTTGAACTCCTTTCCAAGCCTTTCCAGTATGTCGGTCGTGATACCGAACACTATCATTTTCTCGTCCTCGTTCGCCTCGCTCCACTCCTTCAAAAACTGGATAATAAACTTTATCTTTCCGTTTATAGACAGCTTTTTCAATCCAGACAACCTTACAAGCTGCTCCGCACGTATGGCACGTTCTGCCGCCTCTATGTCAATATTAGCCAGCCATTCGATAAAATCCTTTTCTGCCTTCCGATACTCCTTTTTATTGGTTATCGGCACATTCACCGTCTGTTTGATTATAGGCGGCAATTCGTTCACCACGTCGCGCAATTCTTTCCGGAAATAACAGTAATGCTTTATTACCTTGTTCAGTTCCATCGTACACGAAGCCCCGGTACATACAAGTCCAAACCGCGTTTTCTTTGCAGCGCAATATCTGTAGAGATAATATAACGAATCCGGGAATATCTCTTTAAATCTTCCAAGAATTCGTAATATATTGATAAGCTCCTGGGGTCTGTTCATAATTGCCGTACCACTTAATCCTATGGTTTTTTCTGCATTCTCCACGATTTTTTGCACGCATTTAGAGCGTATAGATTTCGGGTTCTTACATAGGTGTATTTCATCGATTACCGCTAATCCCCATTTCTTGGTAAGGGAACGGCTGTAACGAAGTTTTACTTCTTTCTTACCTTCCTCCTTTGCGCTGCGTTTGAAAAGATAGTCATAATTTATTACCGTAACATCCGCTTTCCAGTCCGTGTTGGTCTCGTCCTTTGAATCAATCACATGTACCGTTCTGTTAGGGTTACACAACTTCCATTCGTTGACCCAGCTTTGTTTTACCGTTGCCGGACAAACCACAATGCAGGGGAATAGGTTAAGCAATTCTGCCAGCGCTATGGACTGTCTTGTTTTCCCTACACCCGGACCGCAACCGTTAAGGCAATTGCCATGATTAACCATATAGGACACGCCCTCTATCTGATAATCCCTTAGATGTAGCGGCAATCCCAGGTAATCGAACATTTCTTTCAACTCCTTTTCATTTACAAGGGGCTTGATTTCCTTTAGGGGGATTTCTATCTGTCTTTCCGGTTTTTCGTTCTTGAATCCGTTACCCTCCAAGAAATATTTTAACATTTGAGATTTTTCTAAAGAAGGTTCAAAATACCACTCTTTCAAAGCCGGGTTATATTTGGCTCCGAAATCACGTTTCATTTTATTTACAAAATTGGCGTTATAATTAAAGCCAATATAAACGTAGTCCTTATCTCTATACCAATATCTCATTACCAAAAGATTTACAAAAATAAGAGGCTTATTTTCTCAAACCAGCCTCTCCCACTATGTCAAACAAACAAAAGAAACTCAATCAAACATTGAATTTTTCCTTAAATTCCTCAAACGTGAAAACGGGTATTCCGTATTGTTCCGCTTTCTTTTCCTTGATGGTTCCCAATCCTTTTTCCTTCACCACCAGGCATGTTGTTTTCTTGCTTACAGAAGAACCTATCTTATGCCCCATGTCCGTTAATTTCTTTTCCGTATCGGGCGAACGAAATCCGGTAAATACAACCGTCATTTGCCCTTCAAAGGTCTTTTCTTCCAATCCGTAATAAGTTATAGGGATATGTGCGGAATCATCATCGTTCACCCACCAATCTTCAATACCTAAAACAAATGCTAAAGCTGTATTAAATCCGACACCTTCAACTTTGTCTTCAATGTCAGCCGCCCAACTTTCATCACATTCTTTTGCAAAATCGGCTACATCTTTACAAGTATATAACTTTAATCCGTCAAGAATTTTTTGGCATGTCTTTTCGGCTATTACACCCCCAAATTTATTATAGGCTGTCAATAATTTTGCAAAGTTCGTACCTTTCTTTTTTAAGTTTTCAAACTGTCTTGACAGTACCTTTGCACCTACATTTCCTATGCCTTCAATCTTCTTAAAGTCTTCCTCTGATAATAGAAGAATGCTATCCGGTGTCTTGTAGCCAGCGTTAAACAGTTTCTTTATTGTCGGTTCTCCGAACTCTTCAAAATCTAAAGTGTTGAAAAAATATACACATTTGGCAAGCATTACACCGTCACAATTTTTGTTGAAACAAATCAAGTCCACATTGTTTCTGTCCATCTCCAAAGGTTTCCCACAAACGGGACACTTGTCGGGCAAACAACTTTTTAAAGTAGGCCAAGACACGGTAAATATATGTTTCGGTATCACATCACCGGAACGGCAAATAATGACACGTGAACCTGGCATAATAAAATTATCCTTTACATAACGGGCATTATATGCTGTACATTTGGAAACCGTAGCTCCGCACAATTCAACGGGTGTAATGTCAATTACCGGGGATAATCTGCCGTCCTTTGAAATCTGCCATCTTACATTTTCTACCTCTGTTTCCTCTCTTTCCGACCAATCCGGGTTCTTGTAGGCAATTGCATAACGTGGGTTGCCGTTCGGCAATCTTCCAAGCTCTTTTCTTATTTTTGCGCTATCCACGTCTATAACAAGACCATCGCATTTGTAATCATTTGTTATGCCCTTGAAAATATTGTCCATATATTCATTAAACATCTTTTCGCTATGAATGATTGTTTCTACGAATGTTTCTACATAACGAACTTTTACAGATGAATTGTCATTCATAAAGGCAATCATGCTTACCTTGTCCCAGTCCTCGTTAGAATATCCATACCTTACATACTGCACATCCCTCATATTCGGAGATACAGTAGGAGAATTGACAAGACCTGCTACCGCATTTCTCGCTGACTTGTAATTTGTCCGCTTCTTTAATGTCAAGAAAGTGGAATTACGGAAAATGGCTTCTCCGAAAGTATAATATCCTTCTGTCCTTTTCACGTCCTTAAATCCGTGGTTAATCATCTGTTCAAAATGAGAAGTACAATTCTGTCCTACCTCGCCATTTCCGCGCGTCCACGCCTTCTTGTTATATTCGTCCACGCATAAGGAAATTCCATCAAATTTAGGAGTGATAATCAGTCGGTCTTCATTTTTCAGTCCACATGACTTTACCCACCTTACAATCTCGTCATAAGTTTTTACCTTTTCCAGGCTGTACATGGGGATAGGAAGGGTTTCTTTTCTTCCCGAAACCTCGTCATTAACCCCTTTCTTGAACCAATCCGCATCTGGGTTGACCTCATGCAATTGTTCTACAAGCGCGTCAAATTCCGCATCCGTTATTTCCGGTTCGCCTCTACGATAGGCGTTGTTATATTCTTTTATTTTACCCTCCAATACTTTAGGGTCTAAATTCGATTTAACCATATTATTATAATTTTGAAAGTTCTGCACGTAATTTTTCTATATTGTCACATTCATTCCTCTTAACATCTTCTTTAGAAGTTTCCGTGAGAATAACATACGCTTCTGGGAAATTATCTTTCAATTTTTTTGTTGTATTGATATTTTCAAGTGCGCATTTTGTCCGGTTTTTGATATTAGATGCTTTCCTATCTAACTCAATCATTCTATTGACAAAAAGTTTTGCTTCCGTCGAATTTTTCAATTCTTCAAATTTTGCATCAGTTATAAACGAATATACAAAATAATTTACTTCAATATAACTTACTATATTGTATATTCGTTCGCGTGTAAAACTTACCAGATAAATACATTCTTTGGTTTTTACTACATTAGGGTATTTATCCATAAATTCAATAACATCTTTTGGTAAATTTTTCTTGAAAAATTCGTCGGCAAATCTTCCAAAATCTTCAAATTCTTTTCTTGATTGTTCTACAATAGGCTTGATTATGCTTTTTGCAATCCTATCTTTTTCACTAATCGTTAATCTTTCGCTTGCCATATCAAAATTCGTTTTTCTTGTTAGCAATAAAGTAAATGTAATCGTCACTTCCGAACTTAAAATCCTTTCTCGGTCTTCCCTGTAACCGGGTATCTATTCCGATAGGGTTCAATTCAGACAACTGGAAAGTAAGGTGCTTAACATCTTCCGTTATATCCACCGCTCCGCGTACCTCATTGAAAGGGTTATCCCTTGTCTTCGTAGCAAAATTTTCCACCAGGAACACCTTGTATGTTCCTAAAAAATTCACTGTTATAAACTTGTATCCCGTGAGAGCTACAAGCGTCCATATATTTTCTATTAATTCGTTCACTATCCAAATCTTTTAAAGTCATTCACATAAATAAGATAATCCTTCTCGTAGAACTTCCATCCGTCATACATTCTGTCAAGATAATTTTTAATCATCCTCATGCAAGCGGCTTTCATATAGTTCTTTTTCTTGTTTCTTTCAAGATAAGCGTCCAGTTCCTCATAGTTGTATGTCTCATCCTCATTAAAGACTTTAGAGTCGTCAGTATCGAAATTTCTGATTTCGTTTATCTTCTCGTAAATACTGTTCTTAAGTTCTTCAAGTGATTTCATAACCTTATCTTTTTTATTTGTTTGACTTATCATCTCTTAATCTCACAATGCAAAGATAAGATTATGTTATGACATACGCAACTGCTTATGCCATTTTAACACTGTTTTAACATATCACCCACCGAAAAAATCCTTAGTCATTTTATCTCTTTTAGCCTTTATAACCTCGCTAATACCGTCTTTTTCAAGACCTTTCTTGTATCTATCTTTGAGAATAGAGGCTTTATTTTCGTTGGACTGGGAACCAAAAGAAGCGAACGCCACGTTTATATCACCTTCACTTTCCGGCAATTCTTCCCGGTACCCCATCTGTTTTCCGCATACCTTACAATAAGGCACATTAATAGGCACGGTTCCCTTGTCGGTGTACTTAAACATCGGGCGCGTCTCTATAATTTCCTTCCCGAACTCCGTGCATTCCTTGTTTTCACATTTCCAATATATCATCTTTCTTTGTTTTAATTGGCAATCCTTCCAATACCAAAGTTACACAATCCTCGAAGCTCATAACTTTTGCACCGTCTTCTTTCCACCTGTTGATATCTTCTTCCTCTTCTTCCGGTGTCGGTCTGAATATCTTCCGGCACAATTCCCTTTGGTATTCTTTGTTCTTCTCTTTATTATCACCATACATTCGGCATTCTCCCAATGTATTATAATAATCTTCTTCCGTCATTCCTGCCTTAAAACAAGCAACCTTTATTGCTGCGTTAGGCACCACAAAACTTTTTCTTATATACTCTTCCATACCATTGTTATTTAAAATGTCTACGTCCATATTCAGCCATCAATAAAGAATCGGCAAAGTTATCATCGTCCTTTAGGCTCCTGCTGGACCGTTTTAAACTCACATCCGGGAAAATACGGTGTGCAGCCACGATACTCATTTTCTTTACGTCCTTTACTGTCTTGGTACCATCGTTTTTTGTTACCATCTTTATACCCTTGTGCATGTCCGACTGCCATTTTTTAGGCGGTATCTTTGTATAGGGTAATCCGGCAATTGCACAAAAGAATTCCGGCACGCACGAATTATAACCAAACGTAAATGTTCCTTTTGCCGAAGAACCATACAGTGCATGCACATCCTCTATCACGACATGCCGGACTTCGTACCCTTCGACAAAAGCAAGCAGCCTGTTTGCCGTCTCTATCATATCCACTACCTTAATATCCTTAAAGATGGGTTCAGCCTTGACAAAGGTTCCATCTTCCGCAATCATTGATACAAACCCCTTTGTTCCGGGGTCAAATCCCATAAATACTTTCATGTTACACCTCCAGTCTTGATATTCCGTTTTCTTTTATTACTTTAAGTTGCTTTATCTCGTCATTAAGCTTTGGTACATGCGTAACAATCAATATTGATTGTTTCAAAAACTCCGTAGAGGCTATTATATTCTCTATACCCAAAGAATCGCTGCTTTCCAGCACTTCATCCAGTAACAAAAAGTCCATACCCCCGTATTGTTTTGTGGCATTAATCATGCTTTGTATTGCAATGATAAGAGCCACTTCCACACGTGCTTGTTCACCGCCCGAATAGAAGAAAAAGTTTTCCATTTCGTCACGGAAAACATAGGGTGTTATCTCCTCTTTCAATGCTCCGTTCGCGTTCCGTTTGAAGCCTTCAATCATCAGCCTTAAATCGCTTTTCATCTTTTTTAATACATCGTTGGCTGCGCTTTGGATATTCTTTATCTGCTCCATTGCCAAATACATCTTAAAGTCCTTGAATCGGCTATCCCATTGCTGTACCTTAAAAATACCGTTCTTTATGTCAAGAATTTTTTTGTTGCCTTCCTCTATGTCCTTGGAAAGTTTTTCTACCGCCTTTTCCTGGTCTTTAATAGAGGGTCTTTCCGCTTTCTGCTTTTTCAGCTCCTCTATATACCCGGTCTTTGATTCAATAAGGGAACGGTTTGTTTCAACCTCTGAACGCATCTTTACAATGGAATTTTCATACCCCTTCTTTTCACGTTCAAATTCCCTTATCCGGTCTTCAACCTCCATCATCTTGTCAACCACTTTTCCACGACGGACACGCAGTTTACGTTCTTCCTCTTCCGTTTCTTTCCTTACATCCTGGTATTGGGAGATAAGGTCTTCCAGTTCGTTTATAGAGGTCTCATATTCGTTTTTCTTTACTGTATTCTTATCAATGGCTGTTTTATAAGCCTCTTTGTCAGCCTCCAGTTCCTCAAAATCCTTGTCAGCATCCATAAAAAACTTATGATTGCAGTTAGGGCACACAATGACGCCAGAAAGCAATACTTCAACCTTCTGTAATTTCTTCTCATAATCAGCTAATTTCAATGCGTAATCTTTACGCCTTTCCTCCTTGTTCGATTTGTCTTTCTTCAATCCGGCTATTTCCGTGTCTATCTCCTTATAGGTGTCCTTGTAAGCGTCCATATCGAAGCTTTCAAGTTCTTTACTTACTTCTTCTTTCAGCTTTATAAGCCCTTCGATATCCTTGTCTACGCCTTCGATATCCTTTTCCGCTTTGGGAATACGCATCCTTACAAGGTCTTCAATAATAATTTGTAAAGAATATATTTCTGACCGAATCTCACCTATAATACCCTTTTTCTTTTCTTCCGGGTCTTCGCTTAACACTTGCTGTATCTGTTCCTCATAGGCTTGTTTCTTGCCTTCCGCAACATTTTTCAAGCATTCTTCTTTGTGCAATTCTTGTTCCAATATTCCGACTTTTTCGGAAATCACGCCTTTTGTCTTGTCAATATTGGAGAAATTGACAAAGCGACTTATCAAGGCAAGTTTCTCCGTATTGGACGAACGGAAGAAAGACGAATAATTACCCTTGGTTACGATATAATAGGACTTGGCGTCTTCCGGTGTAATCTCAATCCAGTTAATCACATATTTGTTCGCGTCCAACACAGTAACTACCGTTACGGGCGTCTCTACATCATCTTTCTTTAGGGTTAATGATACTTTGGAAGAACTTTTCAACGGAATTGTACGCTCAATTATCAGCGTTTCTTTACGTTTTTGACAAAATATTTCAACTTTGGTATAAGCTTCTTTCGTTCCTTTACGTATCAGTTTCTTGTCTTCCTTTCCTCTTAGATTAACACCATATATCGCGTAGAACAAGCCTTGTGACAAACTTGATTTTCCGCTACCATTGGAAAGCTGGTCTTCCTCGGTTCGGTTCTCTCCAGTCACTCCTAAAGTCTGCTTTGTAAAGGTGTAATCAAGTTCTTCAAATGACAAAAAATTTCTTAATATCAATCTTTCGGGATACATAACGTCTCTATCAATTTATTTTTAATTTCATTAAACAAATCCTTATCCGATAACGCTTTTTTAGCGTTATCCATTCCCTGTCCTAAACGTGTCTCGCCATAGTAAAACCAGGCACCCTTTTTAGAGCAAATTCCCTCTCTTATAGACATATCTATAAGCTCCTGTACCGTATCAAATCCTACACCGTATTCCAACATTACCTGGCATACACGGAAAGGGGGTGCAATCTTATTCTTTACAACCTTTATTTGTGTCTTATTGGCCGTTGCCACTCCATCGGTCTTTTCCGTGCCTATACGGGCAAATTCCGCTCTTTGAGTAGCGTAGAATTTAAGTGCTTCGCCTCCTGGTGTGGTTGTTGTAGGACCGAATCCCATACCCCCGATTTTCTGCCTCGTCTGATTGATACATAGGAGGATGTTTCCGTTTTTCTTACATACGTTTTTTAAGATACTTAACTGCTGTGACATAAGGCGCGCCACAAGCGCTATCTTTGCATCTCCTGCCTCACCCTGCAAAACAGCTTCCGGCACCAATCCGGCAACCGAATCAAGCACTACCAATCCGATTTCCGGCACCTCCAGCATCTCACGCACGATTTCAAGCGCCTGTTCCGCACTATCCGGCTGCGACATTATCCACTTGTCGCGGCTTAAATCAACTCCAAGTGCTTTTGCATATTCCAGGTCAAGTGCTTGTTCTGTATCTACATACCCCACCGCTTTCCCAAGCGTTTTCTGTACGGATGCACTTAGATGCAATGCCGCAGAGCTTTTGCCGCTCGAAAATCCTCCGTATATTTCGTGTATTCTTCCAAGCGCAAAACCGCCTCCCAATATTTCATCTAATGCCATGCTGCCGGAAGACACAGTGTCTACCTTTATATCGTTGCCTACTACCGCTTCCTTTCCGAAACGTTTCTCTATTCTTCCAAATAATTCTTCCAATCCCATTATAACACCTCCTTTAAAATTTCCATTCCTTCATTATAGGAGTAATCATTCTGTTCGCAAAATCCCTTGAATTTTTCTGCAATATCGGAACCGGACAAAGCTTTGATTTCTTCTGCTGTCTCCACCTCTTCCGTTTCCAGTTCTACGGACTTAACTTTCACGTCCACACCAAGTTTTCTATATTCTTCCTTGTCGATAGAGGAAATTGCATCTTTTGTGCCCACGAATTCAACACGAATAAAATCTTCCTTGTTTTTCTTCTGAAAATCTTTTACAATCTTATCCGCTTGCTTGAAAGTCGTGTTTTCCAGGTTCACGGTGACTTTTCTGTACCGTTTTCCTTTTGACGGAATAAACGCGTATGTCAAATCATCATCCAATAACCAAAACCCCTTTTTATCATCTTCCCCGAAATTGTTCTGGGTGATGCTTCCCAAGTGCACGATATTCTTTCCTATTTCCTGGAAATCGTGGTAATGTCCGGAAAATACCATACCGAAGTTTTTAAACAAAGAAGGTTTTATATCGCTTTCTACCTCGCTACCGTCATTATTCCTGCTTCCCTGGAAAGCGATATGAGTAAACAGTACATGCGTCTTATGATTCTTTTCCTTCAGCACATCGTTATTCATCTCCTTTAGCCATATCGCATTGTCAAAAAACGGCATAAAATAGCATATTATACCGCCTATCTCGAAAGCGTCCAGTTCAGTTATCAACTTGAACCCTTTATGATACTTGAACGCGTCAAGAAACGACTCGTCCGAACTATAGTCGCTCTTATCGTGATTTCCTGGAATGCAATATATTTTGTGTTCCATCCTCGCATACATGTCAAGAATAGAGGAAAAGGCGTTCAAAACATCTTGTCTCTGTGATATACGGGAATCGAATATGTCACCTAACCACACATGATTGGTTATACCATTGTCTTCTGCTACATTCAATTCCTGCCTTTGCAATTCCGTTATTTCTCCGATATTGGACGGCTTCAAATGCCAATCCGTGCTTATTATTATCTTTCCTGTCATAACGCAGTCACCTTTAATGTATTGTCAAGATTTTTCAAAACATTATCTTTCTCTACTTCCTTGTCAAAATAGAAGCTCTCCCAGACATTGGAAATCTTTAAAGCTATTCTGAACTTCTTGGTTGACTGTGAATACCCCTCGTCATTATATCTACTGATAGAAGTAATCTTTATCCTCTTATTGTTTATCTGTACAAACATAATTACCAAATTATATATGTTCCACTTAACCCCACAAACACATCAAAATCCTTGTTGAATACTCCATATCCGGCACCTACCGACACCCCGAACCCGAATCTTTTCTTTTTATCCGGTTTTGTCCACATTGTAACGTCACCTATCTTTCCGGGCAGTTGGGAAGTTATCTCCATACGGTTACTGTTCCCTATACGCTGGTTTGTCAATAAAAATTTGTTGGTTATATTGAAATTAATCTTATACTTTGCCAAGTGCGTAGCCCACACCTGTAAATCATATCCTACCGTATCGGTTTCTTCTTTGAATGTATAGAGGCTGTCCGTTTTTCTCAATTCGGAAACCTCCCTTTCCAGTCCTTCGTACTTGTATTTCCATTCAAATTCCACTGCCTCTACAAGTGCTTCCTTTTCCTTCAATCGATTGTATAATTCTTTGTTTTCTTTTTTCAATTTAGAAAAACTTTCGGAATTGTAAACCTTTATATATCTGTTTAAAGAATCGGTATAAAATTCCACTTCATATAACAACCTTTCATTCTCCCTTGCTTTCTTGATAGATAAGAATAACAATATGAGTATTATTATCATACCCGAAATGAGGATTATTCTGTAAAGATTTTTCATAATAATAGGAATAATGGAAGGGTAAAAATTACCCTTCCTTGTGTGATTTATTTTGAAGTTCTCGCTTTCAAGTTTCTTAAGCGCGATGCAATAGAATTAGGAACGCTTGCTGATGCTTCCTTTTCTTCAACTGCCGTATCTTCCGGTTCCGGGTCTGCCGCTCCTTGTTCTTCGTCTTCCGGCTCTTCGTAATCCTCAAAAGGCAGTTCTCCACCTTCCTGTACAATGTCGTACCATTTACGGAGTTCGGCTACAGTCAGTTCTTCCGGCAATTCCTTGTCTTCGTAGTTATCGGCAATGTAGGCACGGAGTTCTTTTTTGAGGTTCGTCAATGTAGGATAACCGCCTGTCTTCTTTTCCGTCTTTGTTGGCTCTTTTTTCGGTTCCTCCGTTTTCACCTTCTTTGTTTCGGGGGCTTTTTTAGGAGCTTTCTTTTCCTTGATTTCGTCCTCTTCCGGAACCAATTTGTCAAGTTCTTCGAGTTTGTTCAAGAATACGTCGTCCTGGAAAATACCGTATGATTGTTCCTCGTCGATTCTTTCCAATCCTTCCAACTGCATATCCCAGTCTTTACGTGAAAATACGTCCACATACATATCATCCAGGGTAGGCAATTCCTCCATGATACCGAACACTTCGTCTGATACACGGTTTTTAGCAAAGAAATCGTCCCAAGTCTGACGCTTATTAGCATCCGGCATACCACAAGTAATGTCAAAATTTTTCTTTTTGTTTTCGTCCGTGGTGACATTGACAATCAACGGATAACCTTCGTCCGGGTCAGAAAAGATGTCAAGATTAATAATACCATCGTCAGAACCGCCTGCGCGCTCCATAGAAATGTTCTTCATTTTCTTCCACCAATCCGGGCGCAAATCAAGACGGTACACGTCATTTTCGGCCCATACATAAGCCACATAGTTAAGCATGGCTTTCATGCCCCATATCCATTGTTTTTGCTTGTTGCGATAACCGCTGATAGGATAGAGGAATTTTGCTCGCTCTTCCTTGTCCTGGATATCATTTGCCAGGTTATACACGTGGCTGATATAGGTCAGCACTGCATCTTCTCCATTCATCCGGTTGCTGTGGATATCAGAAGTAAAGACGTCTCTTTGTCTAATTTCCTTCTTTCCGGTGTCTTTCCCGTCCTTGTCATATACCGCACACTCAATAGGCAGTTTAACCGTCTTTCTCGGCATATAGGGTTTCCCTGTCAACGACGGCAATACGCGCAATACATATCTTCCGTCTTCGTTCAGATTAAAAAATGAGGCTCTGCCGCCTTGTCCAAAACCACCGCCCATTGTTGCGGCTGCTTTTCCTACTGTTTCATCAATTGATTCTACACTCGCTTTCTTGTACTTACTTCTGTCAAATGCCATAACACAAAATTTTTAAAATTAATAATCGGTTTTCACTATCTTAAAAGTATTTATTTTTCCTTCAATAAGCTCTTTTTCAAAGTCTTGCGGTACAATCTTTGGCAACAAATTGTTAAGTTTCTTATCCTTGCTTTGTACTGCCCAAAATAGGGTGTCTAACTTGTCTCGCTTCGATTCTATCTCAATAAGATTCATCAGATTTTTCTGATACTGTTCATTGAGTAATATAGCATCCTCCAACCCTTTTTCAGTCAGCTTAAAAGATTCTCCATCAATCGTTATTCTTCCTCCATTTGTAGCCGCTTCCCTCCTTAATTTCTTCCTCAAATTAGCTGCAAACACATCGCAAAACAGTTTCTCTTCCTTCGCTTTCTTCTCATATTCAACCTTCATCAGACCGACTTTATTAAGCAATCCAGATACCGTTACCGCCTCTCCATAAAGATTCGAGTAATTGATTGTCGTAACATCATCGAGTTCTATCTCCTCGTCCTTGTCCGGTGATACCAAAACAACGGTCTTGGTACCGATTTCTACCATAATTTTCATATCAAAAATATTTTACGTCAATACTGTAAACAATGAATTAACATTCGCCTGCAAAATATATTCTCCTCTGAACTTATCCCACACAATCACGCCATTAACCAACAAAATGTTCTTTTTACTACCCCTTAAAAACTCTCCGTATTCTTCAAACAATTCTGGAAAAATCGTTACATTTATAAACTCGTAATTACTTTCCAATACTATAGTGGCAAATATGCCCTTCTTGCTTTTCCTCTCTATTATTTCAATCACATAACCGCCTATCACGGCACGACGGGTTTTCTTGGAATTTATGTCCCAAAATTTTATCTGAGACACGTCCTGGAACTCCGTTTCGTCGTCTAATTTAGGCATATGATATTCATTCACCAAATCATAATAATCAAAAAATGCAAAACCGGACGTTCTTTTTTGCTGCAACAGCCACCACCAATTATTACGTTCTTTGCGAACTTTCATAATATTGGTAAGTAAATCCTTATCCTCCAATACTTTGACCCGTTTATTCTCACGATACATCTCAATAAGTGCCAAACGGTCTTTCGGTTCCTGGATATTCTCTAATTCGTCAAATGCGCCTGCAAATATCAAGTTCTCAATGACAGATTTATTTACCGGACTGCCTTTAATCACACATCGGTCTATAAATTCCTCCAAGGAGAAAAACGGACCATTCTTCTTTTTCTCTTCCGATATATATTCCTGCGCCCTTTCTCCGCATTGCTTTACTGCATTGAATGCCCAGTACATGCTGCTTGTCCGGTAATCGGACACGATATTTACATCTGACTTGTTGATGTCTACCGGATGTATCTTTATCTCACCGGACTGCTGTATTTCGTTTACATAATAGGGTATCTTTTCGTCCTTCGCAAACGAGAATGTAGCACTCCAATACTCAATAGGATAATGTACTTTAAGCCATAGGCATATATAAGCGGTCATACCATAACATACGGAGTGACTGTTACATGTTACGACACCTTCCCCAGTGACAAAGTTATGTTCCGGGTGGTCTATCTCAACATCATAGGTCGGTTCCACATCCATCACATAAGCAAAAACGACTTCCACATTTACCCTCATGCCATGTTTATAGGTATACAACACATCTCCCTTTCTTAAAAGGAAAGCGTATTTATGTCCTTCCGGTGTAGGGAATTTATGGTTTCCGGAACATCTCACTGTTGCCCCGTCGCTCGTTTGTATCTTATAGATGAAGCGTTTCCCTGCATATCTTATTCCCTTTACTTTGGTAGGAATAAATTCACCGTACTTTCCCATCGTTACTGCTGGAATGTCCTCAACTCCTTTTTCATACAGTTCTTTGATTGTTAATTCATTAGGGTAAATCTTCTCGTCTCCATGCAAGCACTTATTAAACGAATATTTCGCAAACTCCTCCATCTGTTTCCAAAGATTTTCCGCATATTCTTTTGTAACTCCTTTAGAACCGTACTTCTTTACATACCCGTTCACGAAATCATCCCCGTACTCCTTTGCTTTCTGTAATAGTTTTTTACCTAAAACTTTCCGAACTGAATCGCACTTCTCTAAGTTAAAATCTGCTAATTTTTGACAAAATAACATAATTTGTTCCTGGAACAACATCAGTCCATAAGTGTTCTCCACCACTTCTTCCCCACCTATAGGCATTTCTTCCGTCCAGTCCTTTTCCCCGTTCTTCCGCAAAATATATTCATTGTGAAAATTGTTTTCCATAGGTCCGGGTCTATAGAGGGCTACACATGCAGACAGTTCGTTTATGTTTTCCGGCTTCATTTTTACACAATATCCCGATAATCCGGCTGAACCAAGCTGGAAAACATCGCCCAGCCATCCTTTGCCTGCATACTCAAACACTTGCTTATCATCCAAAGGAAGACTGTATATATCAACGTCTATTCCGTGGTTTTCCTTTATCAAGCGTAACATTTCCTCGAACTTATCCAACTGGATAATCCCCAAAACGTCTTCCTTTAAGAAGCCTGCCTCTTCCACTTCTGAACCTTCCCAGTCTGTAACCACAAGCCCTTTTTGTGTATGTACGGGCATCCACTCATAGGATGTTTTCCCGTCCGGCAATACTACGGTTCCGCACGCATGCACTGACTGGCTTTTAGGCGAACCAAGAATTACCATCATATCATTAAACGTTTCTGTATGTTCCTTGACAAACTTCTTTAGGTCCTCTTTCCCACATACAGTCTTGAAAAACTCTTCTATCGTCTTTTCTTTATCATCTCCAATACAAGCGGTAAACCATCTGTATAACTGTACTGGTATGCCATCTGCACGCGCCATATCGGATATTGCTTCTTTTAGCTGGAAGGTGGTGTAGGTACCAAGCGAACAAACCTGCTCCTTTCCAAACCGCTCTTCCATGTAAGCTTTTATTTCATCCCGTCTTCTGCCGGGAAAATCTGTGTCAACTCGTTACCCCCGAAGGGGTCAGATATCGGGCATTGACCCTAATACGGTCTTTGCCCGACGCTTTATTTCAATATTTTTTACTATCATACCATTACTCGTTTATCAGTTCGTCACCTTCTTTTAACTCTTTGGCTCTAATTATCATTTCCTCGTCATTCCGGACAATCTTTATAAAGGTATTCCCGGATATTTCCTTTTCTCCATTTATCGTTATTATCTCTTCCTCTTCATGCCGAATTAAACGACCCTTTGTCAAAAATCGACTGAATAGGAGTTCGTATTCCAACGGGTTTACATTGACAATACCAAGGAGATAAGAAACGAGACTTCCAGCGCTGCTTCCGCGGCCCAATCCGACCAAAATGTTATTGTCTCTTCCCCATCTAATAATATCCCTCAACATCAAAAAATAGTCCACTACGTCGCCTTCCTCTATGATGGATATTTCCGTGTTAAGTCTTTCTGTCAGTTCCTCTTCGCTGTATCTGTCCAGTATTTCTGGATGTTCTGCCAGTCCGTCAAAGACAAGCGATTCAAACATTTCTGTATTGGAAGCATATTTCTTTTTCTCCTCTTCCGTCATTACATATTTAGGTGCGTGTCTTACCTGTGTTTCCAGCAAATAATTACAGTTTACCGATATGTAATTAAGATTTACCAAAGCTTCTTCAAACAGTCCGAAAAACTTGTCTTCATTCAATATCAGTTTTGACAATTCTTCGTAATATTCCTGGTAATTCTTCATATACTGGTTGTCACTCTCATAATTCGCAACCTTTGCCAGCCTGTTAAGCTTTTCCCTTATAGGGGCATACCGCCTTTCAAGATACCAGGCGTCACATACCGCCACGGGTTTATATACACCCACGAATTTTTTCAGATTGTCAAGATATTTTTTATCCCGGTCATTCTTCTTGTATTCCACAGTATCAAGCTGGTAATAGGTATCGTTCCATTTTCTTGACAATATGGGGAGATTTTCAAACATACATGTTTTCGGGTCAAACAACAAGAAACACCCGTCTTTCATTTCTTGCAATTCCTTTTCCGTGATAAAGCCTTTTTCGTCGACATTCAGAATCTTATTTATTTTCAGTAGGTTATTCCATCCCTCCTTGTCCTTGACTATCAGCTTTACTGTATATCGCACGTCCTTCTGCTCGTTATATACAGTAACTTCCATACCGAATATAGGTCTTATATCACTTTTTAGACACGCATTCTGAAACTTGAACGCTGATGCAAGCGTATTCTTTTCGCATATACCAAGCGCTTTTATTCCTAAAAATTTCGCTTTTTCTACCCAATCGGAATAAGAGTGCATTCCGTTCATCAATTCAAAATTGCCGTGCACACCTATATAGGTGTCAAATCTCAAGCTTTCGTCAAACAAATTTGCCTTTCCGATATACTGCAATCGGTTAAGTTTTACTTTATTCTCGTCTCCCTTTTTAAGGTAATACCATACATCACCGAACCGGAAGACATAGTTGTCGCATTCCGTTCTGTCTCCTACCCACTGGAACGAATCGTCAAAGAAAATTCCGTTATCCTCTTTGTCCCATTGGAAAGGTTCAAACAACTCGAATGTTTGCCCGTCAATCTCTATAATATAATTATCCAAAGCATTGAAAGACAGAAAGTTATCCTCCAAATATTTGATTAAATCTTTATACAGTTCATCCATATTTTTAGGGTATAAAAAGGGAGTGAAGCGTATTTACTTACACTCCCCGTGAAAAATCAAATCTAATAAAAAACGGCAAGTTTATGATTTGTCAAAATGGTTTCTACAGCAAACGGAAACAACGTTGTAATGCGTTCCCAGCTCTTTTGCAATCCGGCTGAATGACCGACCGTCATTCTTTGCAAGTTCTTCCCATACCTTATATGATATACTCCCTTTCTTGTACGGGTTTTCTCCTTTAGGTGAAAGATTGAACTTTTTCTTTACATACCCTTTTTGGGTGTTTACAGATACCTCCTTTGCATATTCTTCAAGCGTCTTTCCCTTTGCTTCCAGTCTTTCAACAACTTGTTGCAAAAGGTCTTCCTTTCTGAATCCGGAAACATTCTGTATTCCAAGCTTCCGACCAACATTTCTTAAAGTCAACAAAGAAAATTCCATACATCAGTCCTCCTTTTTCCCGAATACGGCATCTTTAATCTGCTGTACTCGTTCTTCCGTTGAACCGGAAACAGAAATGTAGGGTATTCCGTAATTATCGACAATCTGCTTTATTTTCCGGTCTATTTCTTTCTGGTATTCTTCATCTTCCGAACGGACCTCATCACCTTGCAATCTGAATGTGATAGGAAGATAGACAAGTAAAGGGAATTCATATTTTCGCTTTACAATCTGTCGTTTCTCCTTAAAGTCTTCTTCTGCCAGGTTATTATATTCCGGGTCTTTTGGGCTGCAATTATCAAAAAGCCATGAAGTGTAGGCATTCACATCAATAATACATCTGTCGCTAATGGAAGGCTGTTTCATGGCATCTTCCATTATTTGAGTGTATTTATCAAATATTTTCTTTTGTGATTCGGACGTGCCTTCTTCATTAATGGTTATCCCTTCTTCTTCAACCATCGTTCTGACAACATTCGTGTAAAACTTCCAGTTGTCAAATTCCGGTTCATTCTGCAAGGCTTTCAATAGGGTTGTCTTCCCCGTGCCCTGCGCCCCGGTCATTAATATTTTGTCATAGTTCCTCATCTGTTGTCTCCTGCTCCGTGAATTTTGTCGCGTTGTTTACGCGAAAACAGTTTTTCTATATTCTGCTCGGCAATCTTTTCCGTATCAAGCCCTACGCGGTTAATCATGCTGTTTATTACCTTCCAGGCGTTTTTCCAGGCTTCCAAAACAGCTTTCTTTCTTGCTTCCGGGAATACATTCTGCTCGGCTTCTTTCCAATCGTCACGCAACCACTTTTTAACCTGGTCTGCAATCTTTCCGACTTCCACGGGCAAATCAAACACGCCTGCACCTTCCGCATTTGTCAAAGCTTCTTTCCAATCCCAACCTTCAATGTCAAGATTGCATTCTTTACGAATCATGGCAAGATACCAGAACATATCCCCGATTTCTTTAGAGATTTCTTCCGTTTCTGCCTCGTTATTGATTTTCTCGTAGGTTTCTCCCATCTCCGAACACAAACCAAGTGTTACATAAGACAAAGCCACTTTTTCATTATAGCAAGCTGTAGTAGCCGCCTTTTCTTCATACTCGAAATAATTCATATCTTTTGTTTTTAATTGTGATACAAAGTAAGAATTAAATTTTGAGATAAACAAATATCATCTCCAATTATTTTAAATCTTTCATATCAATTTCTTCTAACCATCTCATTTTGAAATAAGTATAGGGTATCTGTTCCGGTATGTCATTAACCCATATTACCACATTATCGTCATTCGGATGGTTTATCTTCACTTTATATTCCCTTCCCTTGTATATCACTATAGTGCCTGGTTTCAATAGGTGGAACCTGTCCCAGAACATAACCGACTTCGTTTTCTCCGAATATTGCAAGTTCGGCAACCCGTATTCCTGCAAAAATTCCTTCAAGTAAAAATCTGAAAACGCCTTGTCACTGTCAAACATCGTACCAAGACGGAACCTTTGTTTCAAGTTCAGAATCTTTGCTTTCTTCTTCTCCGCTATGTCCTTATATATCTTCACAAGCTCGACACTTTCTATACGATTGTAAACTATCGAGCGTAATTTACAACTCAAATACTCCAATTGCAAGTTAATTACAAACTGCTCCAGACTGATTTTCCGTGATTTTTCCATGTCCTTATTTTTGACTTCAAATCTAACAAAAATTAGGATAAATGGCAAAAAATCAACACTATAAATGTCTTGTATAATAATTAATCGGTTCTGTCATATTGTCAAGCGCCCATAGGAGTTCTTCTTGTGTCGCATCCCCAGGGTCTTTCTTCTTGTCTTCCAGTTCGGCAATCTGTACATTGAAGTACCTTTGCAAGGTCATTGATACCGTCTTAATCATTTCCGGCTTGTCGGGGTCGTACATCAAAATCACGTTCCTTATGCCTGGTTTGTCCCTCAATAGCCTTATCTGGCTTAGCCCCATATTGTTACCAAACGTAAACACGCACTTTATATCCGGTGATTCATAAAGATGCAATTTCGTGTCAACCGATATATAGTCAAACATCCCTTCCACGATTATAACCGTGTCCGTCTCGTCCGTTATATTGTCATACCCTCCTATCACATGGGAGAATCCGTCTCGCGAATTTTCGTACCTCAATACAAGCTTTTCTTTACCCTCCTTAAACCTTTGAAGGTTTTCTTCGTGCCAATCCTTACTTTTCTTTGAACGTGCCAGCCATGCGACTAATTTGCCGTTCATGGTAAACTGGAATATGAACTTATCATGCAGCTTTCTTTCGAGAAAGAATTTTGTTTCTGCCGGACGGAATTCTTCATAATATCTTTTTACAAAGCCCCTCTTATCCAAATATTCGTCCTTTTCTATATATTCCAGTTTTTTAGGAAGGGTGCATTCCTTAATTTCCTCTGTTGTTTTCTCTTCTTCATCATCTATTAGAGGTGTTAATTTCTGCATTTTTACGGTGTTTTCGTAATCCTGCTTTATAAGGTCCTTCCTTCCTATCTTCTCCAGGAACTTTTTTAAGGTGGTCTTCATGCCGCATTTGAAACAATGGAACGCACCGTTATTTCCAGCATCATTAAACTTTATCCCCCATTTCCCCCTTTTATTACAAAAAGGGCATTCCTTGTTCCGGTCTTGCATGAACCCCTTTGCCCCGAACAAAGATAGATTCAGTTCGGATATTACCTCGTTTTTATCAACCCTAAACATCTTGTGTTAAATTTTTCTGCTGAAATGAAAGTTGTCTTATACATAACCTTATCTTTATTTGTTTGACTTCTTTTTCTTGTCTCCCTTAAGAAGACACTACAAAGATAAGATTATGTTATGACATAAGCAAGTGAGTATGTCTAAATCATCTCTGTTTTAACATCATTTTGCTTTTCACCGTCTTCATCCTTTTTCTTTCTTGTCTTTTTATTAGGAGTAGAGGATGTGAAACCCTTGTCACCTCCGTAATATTCGGCTGTCAGCGCCTTGTCACAAAAACGCCCCCTGCCGTAATCCGTCACAATAGTAAACGTGTCTTTTACCGTATCGTAATCGCGTACCTTATCCATATAGATACGCATCTTATTTTGTTTCTTTTCTTCCCTTGTCCGGTTCCCGGTAAACACAAAGGAAAACGGCTTTACAAGTGTTCTATCCCCTTCCGTATAGCTTCTGTCTATCACTTTGTCCGAATTGTCCCATATTTCCAACGGCACATTTCCGGCTTGTGCTGCCGTAAATCCTACCATCTTAAACTCTACACATAAGTTTTTCAAAAGCTGTGCACATGTCTGTAATTTTTCCTTTTTGAATGTAGGGTTATTGTCTACAACTCTATTTGTCCCGGTTGCCACAAGGTCCAAAGAATCCAATATCAATACATGCGGATAATAACCGTTTTTCTTGTAATAAGATACAATCACATTACGGACATCCACCATTGTAGCCTGCCCGAATTTTTCAAACGAATATACATCTATGTCCTTAGAATAGGATTTTATGTTTTCAAACGCCTTGTCAAGCTTTTCTGCCAGCTTATCATCTATGACACCCTTTCGGATATTCCCGTATTTTTGTCCCGTCCAGAACTGGTCGTATCTTTCCAGGCACGCACGCGCACCACCCTCCAACTGTATATGCAAGACCGGGTGTCCATCAAAGGCTGCCTGCATCCCATGATATCTTAATGCAGTTGATTTACCCACACCCGACCTCATAATCCATAATACGGTATCTTCTATCGTGGCACCACCTTCTGAAATATCATCTATCTTATCAAGTCCGAACATTACACGTGACGGAATTTCCCCGTCTTCCTCTTCCCGTCTTCCTCTCATTCTCTTGTCAAAATCGGCAAAAACCTTTTGGAAACCACCTGCTTCATGCCTTAATGATAGGGACAATATTCTTTGGCTCTCTTCCGCATTTACCCGTATAGCGTCTTCTTTCTTTCCTTCTTCGTACAAATCATGTACTTTTTTAGAAAGTAGCTGGAATTCCACGTCTTTAATATACGCTTCCAACTGGTCTATAATAATTTCCTTGTCTACTTTGGCGGCTGCCTGCACAGCGTCTATCGCTTCAATCACAAAATCACTATCAGCGTATTTTTGGGACACCACGCCCAAAGAAGGAACCTTATCTTTTTCCTTCAATACTTCTGTTGCCTCTTTTAATAAGAATTTGAAGCCGGGCCACTCTTTGGGTATTAACTGATAAGTCAGATTATTTACTACCATTCGAGTGATATTCAAATCCATATATACAAGTTTGAATAATTCTGCCATAAATCCGGCAGATAGTTTTTGCGCCATTTTCTTTAGATTTAAAAAAATTAGGGCTACAAACGTAACCCTTTAATATGAAGAAAACAAATTGCTATTGTTAATTCTGCTCAACCAAAATAGGTGAATTTTCATAGGTGATTTCGGGGTATAAACCTTTATCTATTTCTTCTCCTTTCTTTGGTTGATAATCTTTGCCTTGAATATAATGATTACCGTCAAAAGGATAAGCGCACATATGTTTATGCGGTATTTCTGTCGCTAACATTCCAGTCCAATAAGGATATTTAAACAGTCTACCGTCTTTATCTCTCGCTATATATACTTTCATGACGTTCTCTATTAAGCATTAATACCGATTGCGTTTCTTAAAAATTCTCCTGCGTTCTCTACTGATACACCCAACTTTCTCTGTATCAAAGAAACCATATCATTGACTTGTTCCTGTGAATCCAAATTGCCTTTCACAAACTCCATCATAATGAACTTTTCTAAAAATCTTTCTTTCATAACCTTATCTTTTTTATTTGTTTGACTTTTCATCTCTTAATCTCACAATGCAAAGATAAGATTATGTTATGACATACGCAAGTGCTTATGTGTAAAATGTAGGTTGTTTAACATCATTTCACAATAAAAATAGTCTAATTGTTAGAATAATAGTCGTAATGATAAAGATTAATGCGAAATGTTTCCATATTTTTACAGTAGCCTCTAAACCGTGTTTCCGTTTGTCAAACTCACTTAAGGCATAATTCAAAGCCTCGTCTTTCAGTCCTTTAAACTTATCATTCAAAGCCTCGGTTATATCATCTGCAATAACATGCTTCACCTTTTCTGACACGGATTCCGGATATCCTCTTTCCTCATAGTTCAATTCACTCAACAAGTCATGATGAAATATATAAGGTATTCCGTTCACTTCGTAGGAAAGTTTGATACCGCTTTCTTTGACGTATTCCAAAAACTTTTCCTCGGCAATCTCATTTATCCTTTCTTGGTTAAATTCTGACTGCTTCTTTATCTCGTTAAAATATTCCTCGTCAACAATCACACAGTTGTTTTCAAGTTTCATTACATATGCTTTCATGGTTAATTCTCCTTTCAGTTTCTTTATCATTATATCGGCATAATTAACTGATTCAATATATATTAGTTCACCCACATCCATCTTTCTATTAGGATGTTCATCCAAATATATACTCAAATTTTTCATAAAGAAACTATTTGAAATCAAACCTTGCATTGCAGCTTTCGCCAGTTCATAACGCCTCTGTTCCCAATCAATTTTCTTTTCTTCCATTATTTTCACTCCTTTCTTTCTCCTTTTTAGCTTTATCACAAGCCGACTTCTTCATTACATACGGACAATCGCAATTCCCGTATCTTTCGTTATACCAACAGCAACAATTACACTGGTGCATTATTTATTCCTCCTTATCTATCTTAATATCCGTTACTTTGCCACGATTGACGAAATACCTACAATCAATAAGCCTGCAAATCCATTCATCACAACGATTCTCTAATTCATTACATTCCTTGTGAAGAGAACATATCTTGCATTCATGGTCATTTGGATAATTCTCAGCTTCATGCAACACTCCGTCTATTATTATTCCGTTCTTTACTTCCATAATTATACCCCTTTCCCGTAAACATTTACAAACTCGCTGACATCCATATAGTCTATGCCAAAATTCTCGGCTGTTTTCTTGTCACTGTCCGAAAACTGCCCTTCAAGTCCGCTTGCATCACCAATCATCAGACAATCTTTTTCACTTAAACCAGCATTCCATGATTTATAGTTGTCAAAAAGTTTTTCAAGCATTCCGGTATTCGGCTTTCTCATAGGGTGGGTTTTGTTATTGCTTCCACAATACATAAAACGCGTATCAATGTCGCAATAATCCATTATACTGTTATTCACGTACTTGCATTTTACATAAGTAAATAATTCTGACGACAAACCTTTTTCTATCCCTCCTTGATTTGTCACAATAAAGATTACTTTAGGGTTCAAATTCTTTATTGCATCCAGGACATCAAACTTAAACTTCATGTCCCATATACCCTTTGGGAACGTCTCACCGCTTACTGTCTCAATCAACGTTCCATCCATATCGCAAAATAAAACCTTATACTTTTTCATTTCTCGTTCCTTTCTTTGTTTAAATTTTTATCTTCACATCGAACTATTTTATGTTTCTTACAAAACCTTATCGAATACCTTACTGCCTTCCGTATGTCTTCATACTCCTTTATACTGTACACGTTGTATGTACGGAGTTTTCGCATAATTTCCTCTTCCATGAAAGGAAGTATCTCTTTCTCAAACCTGCTCATTTCCTATGTGTTTTACGGTTCTTATTCCTCTTCCTGCGTTTCGCAATCTGCTTGTTTGTACATCTATCATCTTTTAGACGATATTTTCTCATTTTGGGTACATCACACGGTTCTAAAAGAGAAATATCACTATATGGATTATAAATCTCATAACGAGTATTTTCATTCCAAGAAATTTCATTCTGCATATTTTACCCCTCTTTCTTTTTAAGGCTTATATCAATTGACAACCTATCGGTAATTTCCTCCTTAATTATCTCCCTGCATAAATTCCTTATCATAGAGTAATCACCATGTCTTTGTATCTCGTTGGAAACCATACAACGAACCCACCTCTCTATATCGACATCATTCCCATAGGTGTTTTGAAAGATACGTTTAACTTCCTCTTTCACAATTGGAATCATAATTTCCTTTATATCCTCTTTAGTCAACTTTAATTCGTTGTGGATATAATTCTTTACTTCTCTGTATCTATATTTACTCATAGCATCTAAATCTCTACTTTTGTATAATTACTAAATTTACAATAAAGATATTCACTTGAAAACCATCCTCCTAAATGGCTTTTATCATTGACATATTTACAATAGGTTTCCCATTTGTCCTTATGTACAATTTCATACATTACGTCTTTATATATGAACAAATCCCCTTCTTGTAAATTTGATATTTTAATTGTTTTCATATTAACCCAATCCTCTTTAATCTTTTTCTAAAATTCTTTTCATTCAAAGCTTGTTCGTAATAGCAATCCGACTCAATAACTGTTTTGGTTTTCATTATAGGTTTCCCGTTTAATCCAATTGAAACTTCGTTGGTAATAGAAGCTCTCTTTATCTCTTTCGTTTTCAGATTGAATGAAAATAAAATATGGCCCAGAACCCTCCTCTTCTTGTCCGTCAATTTATATTCATGCTGTTTCTTTTGAATATATTCTACCTGGTTTTTAGATAAATTACTTTTTGTCAAATCCGGAACTATTTCCATATCAATCACCGTTTAAAACACACAACAACTCTCTTGCTTTCCTATAGGTATCAAACCCCTTTACATTCACCCATTCAGACGAAAGACGTTTGTCTTTTCTGACTTGTACGCAATACACGACTATCGGAATACAGCCGCTATACCTTATTTCTTTCACAATCCTATATCTTTCCATGTCAAATACAATTTCTCATAAAAGTTTCCCTGTCAATCATACCGTTTCCCGATTCTTCTACCAAATCAAAAAACGTTACAGCACGACAAACATTTTCGTCTATCATTATACATACTCCATCACCGGGATAATATTCACACGAAACATCATTGTTCCAATCTATATGCTTTTGTGCTTCTTTGGATATATCATAACAATCAAGCATGTACCCTTGATATTTAATAGAAGCTTTCCTTATTTTGTCAAATATATTTCCTTTCATTTCTTTGTCTCCTTCTTTATCTTTTCATAGCACTCTTTACAAAAAACAAACACCTTTCCGTTATTGATTTTAACTTTAAAACCATCTCTCCTTAAATCAGTGCAAGTAGGTTTTAATTCTGCATAGTGATTTAAACCTTTTCCGCACAAATCACACGAAACTTCATACCATTTCTTTATCATTTTCAATCTCTTTTCTATTACTCAATACATAAAACAATTCCCCTGCGTATCATATCTTCCAACTCTCTTTCAGAAAACTCGTCGAATGAATACTTGTCCATAGTACAGAAATGATACCTTACAGAATGCTTTTCATAATTGATATTTTTATGATAATCAATCATTACATCACTTATAATCGTTTCGATAATCTTACCGTTTACAACAAAAGAAAAACGTGTTCCAACATCATAACATACCTTCTTAAACAAAAGAACTTTCCTTTCATTCATTTTCAATCTCCTTTCCCCTTAATCCGTTCCAGTACATCTTTGTTTGCTTCAAATATTTCATCAAAGGAGGGAATAGGTGCCCACATGTCACAAACGTAATCGCCATAATCTTCAAATTCAAAATCCGGCAATGTTACAACACGAGGTCTCCCACTTGGCATAGGTATAATAAATCCGCTTACAATGGCTTCATTTGATACCATTCTACAAAAAACAAGTTCGTTTTGCTCCGGCAACCGTTCCTTAACGCTTATCCACGGAGACTGCCTTGACTGCCATTCAGCACCTTTTCTGAACATGTTTAGCATTGCTTGTCTCTGATAGACTAATTCACCTTCAACTACTATTGCATAGCTTGACATAAGTTCTTGCATTGCCGCTTCTTCTACTGTCTGTTTCATATCAATAACTTTTGGTTTTCTTGTATCTGCCACATTTCTTGCAGACGTAATATCTGGCGATATATTTATTACATCCTAACTCATCCCATGCCGTAACCTTTCTCTCATACATCAGCTCCCATTCATGGCGACAGAACCATTTCTTTATGATAGCATTCAGATTCATACCCTAAAACAAAATCTTGAATTTCTTCCCTTTCAATGTCGGCAATCTCTCTTCCACAAACTTCCTTAACTCTTCCTCCTCAATAGGAAACAGAGGATTGTATTTATATTTGAACGTGTGTATATATTGCTCATTCAGCATCACATCAAAAATTAATGTCTTCATTTCAGCATTTCATTATTAGGGTAGTATTTCTTGTATTCCTCAAAAGCAAGCTCTAACACATCTTCTTTACTCACATACTGCAAAACAATATCTTTCTCTGTATATACCAAGTATTCCTCTCCTTTTAAATCCAACCATTTTCTTTTTCCTCGCTCTCTTTGCTGTAATTTGAACCTATACTTTGCCGGACGGTTCCATTCCATAGACAAAGTGCATGTCAGCTTGTATTCCACGTCCTCCTTTTTAATAATCTTTTCTGTCATAACCTCTTTTATATTAAAAATAACTTTCCATCCACAACACGGCTTCTTCTATTGTTTCCACCTTCTTGAACTCCTTTGTGATACAACGCTGCATATATTCACAGCAAATATTTTCCTCATCATCAAAATAGATGTTATACGCTCCGTTATCATCAGCCCCAGTACATGCTATTCCAAGCTCCAGGGCATTCCGTACCTTTTCCGGTTCGGTTGAAAAATAGGCATAAACCTTTCCACCCTTTACACCCATCAATCCAGTAAGTTCTACAATGTTGTTCATATTTAAGATAATATTTTATTATGTCTGACTCGATTAAGAAAGGGAGTTTTAACGCTCCCTTATCAATCACACCACAAAGATAATATTATATTATGACATACGTAATAGCTTATTCCCAATAAAATTGCATATTTAACATTTCTTGTGTTTCCTTCTGAATAGGATTATATCTCGTTTCGGTTGTTAAATCCCTCTCAGCCACGTTGTTATACTCTTCCAAAGCCTTTTCTTTATCTATACTCCTTTCCACCCATATACCTATCATCTGGTCTGGCTGCATATCCCCGATAGACACCGGGTTTTCCTCTGTAGCCTCATAAAACTGGACTGTATAGGGTCTGCTATATATATTAGGTGCACTACCCATATATCGGCTTCCGTCTGCACCTTCCATCATTCCCACGGCACCTACCTTAAACGAACACACATTTGTTTCTGGGTTCTCGAACCATATCTTTACACCCTTTGCCACCTCCTGGCTGTCATTGTGCAGCACTATAGCCCTGTATTCGTTTCTTGCATTTCTTATAGTGTTGACGCTCAATTCGTCAAACAAATTACCGAACATGTCATTAGGTATTGTCGTGGAAGACGCAAATCCCCCTATCGAGTAGGAAACATTCTGCTGTTCTGCCATATATCCAGAACTTACTGTATACAATAACCGCATATCTTCTCCTCCTTTCTTATTCTTTCGGTTTCGGCATGCCTGCCAAAGACCAATATTCCTTTTTTGCCGTATTGTCAATCGTTACCGTACCACCGTTGTTTCTCACTCTTGCTATATAAAACTCGTTTACCGACTTGGTAGGCGGCTGTTCCAAGGTCACTTCCTGTGTCAACCCCAACGTAAACCAATCATAGGTGTAAAGCCCTTCCATTTGCGCGTCCGTGAATACCTTTCCAAGCGGCACCGTTCCCAGTATCACGACTTGCAAATTTGTTTCCGCAACAAAATCGGATTCGGACGTTAATACAATATTCTTGTTGTCTATTATATTGACTATCTCATATACACCATTATTTAGGGGCTGTGAACCGTCGTCTTTCAAGAACTTTATCGCTACCGGGGTTTTCCCTGCCTGTCCTCTCACCTTGCCGGAAAAATCCACGGTTCCGGTCACTACACCTTTCTGGTTGATACTCACATATCCGTTTTCGTAATTCTTTGTCGAATACCCGATTTTTAGCCAGTAATACACGCTGTCTGCCGGGATGGCAAAGTTATCGTATATGTTGACAATGTTTATTACTTGCCCCAATGAGTTTACCGCCATACCCGGCAATACCCTTACCGTTCCTCCCTGTGTTCCCTGCTGCACCTCGAACGCCTTGTTGTCTATAAAGGTGTCCACAGTCTCAAAGTCCGATTTGAACTTTGTAGGATTGTTGGTAACTATGCCGAATGTATAGCTTCCGGCAATAAGAATCTTTCCAAGCAAAGAGTTCTGTAGGAAAGACTGCATATTCATCACTTCTTCTTTTTCTAAGAAAGTGTTTCTGTTAACATTTATCTGCGCCATATATTTATAAATTTTTATTTACAAAATTAGAACCATTCTGGATAATTACTAATATATTGGTCGTAACCATTCATCTTTGTACATCCTCTGAAACATCCGCTTTTGGATATACTGTCAACATCCGGGAAACCGAATTGATATGGTGGGAATAATGTCTTGAAATAATAAAACAGAGGCATATAAGCTGACGGCAATTTTACTCCGGCTACTATACAATCCCATCTCGGTTGAGACGTCATATTTGAACAACCGCTGAATGTACTCGTGCAACTGTCTATATGTTTCAGTACCCCCGATTCTATATAACTATTATCAGTTCCCGTAGGTCCAGGTTTATTCACGGTTACATCACCGAAAGTATATTCTGCCGATTGTAAGTTGCTGCACCCTTCAAACATGCTGTTAATGTTCACAGTCACCGAATGTTCGAGCGGTGTGATAGGACTGCCCTGCGAACCTGCTGTCCTCAAATTCCTGCACCCGGCAAAACAATGTGCATAAGTGCTACATTGCGAAGAATCGGAAAACAAGGATGATGTTATCGTAGTCAAGCCGCTATTCTGGAACATGCCGGACGCGCTTCTGATATCCGGAATTGTAACACCGCTTACATTCAACAGACTTGTACAACCGTAGAACATCTCGTCGCATCGTGTTCCTCCGTTCGTCGAATAATTGAATGCCCCGGAACTTATACTCGTCAAATTTGTACATTGGTAAAATGCCTGTGCCAACGACAACTCACCCACGGTTCCGGAAAACAGATTGCTCGGCAACGACGATACACCCGAAGCATTACAAAAACCATGTGCGTTTATCGTCTCTCCAGAAAGATATTTAAACGATATCCTGCATGGTGACTGTAAATTAGAGCAACGAGAAAACATGTAGATACATGTATTTATATTTGTCGCTCCAATGTCGTTGCTTATACTTGACATTCCCGTACATCCAGTAAACATATAATTCAAAGATGTTTTGTTACTTGATGTCCTTAACTGTCCACTCACAGAGGAAATATTACTACATCCATAGAAACAATAGGAGTAATCACTTATCGAGTTTCCTCCAAGCACGCTTGACAAATTTACTGAACCGCTTAATCCACTATTTCGATATGTGCTTATGAATGTACCGCTTGTTATAAAATCAAACAATCCTGCTGGAACGCTTCTCAAACTGCTGCATCCATAAAAGAACGAATCTGCCGAACCGCTCATAAGGCTTGTGGTCCAACTTACAACCGATTCAAGACTACTGCAATCCTGGAAAGCTCCCTTTCCCCATGACGTTCTCACATCCTCAGTAAACCACTTGATTACTTTTGTCAAACAATTCTGAAAACTTGAAAATCCGTCTGCACTCCACGATAAATTGGCCGACATTCCGTTAAAGTCAAACAATATTATCTTTGTTCCTCCGGAACTATAGGTGTGCGAACTTGTTCCTAATGTCTGGTCTCCGTCTCCCCATTTCACACGCAAATTGTTAAGTCCAGTAGAGGAAGTGTTAAGTACGGGCAGCACTATGTTCGTACCGTTTGACACCCTTACTTCCAGTACCGCACCGTCTTCCATTATTATGTCAATCGTCTTGCTGAACTCTTCCGGTCCTACTGTGTAACTTCCGCTCTCCGTAAAGTAATTCTGGCTCGTCGCCACCCACGCATAGGTATCGTTACATGGTACCATCCATGATACGGTACCGTTCGAGCTTGTCACACCCGAACTTATATTGTCTTCCACTGTCACACCCGAAATAGGAGAACCGCTCTTTGTACGTACGTTATATGTAACCTGGCATTTGTTGCGCGTCATTACGACGTTAACATATTCGTCGCTATTGCTTATGCTTACAGAACCGTTCTGGCTCTGATATCCGGCTTTTGACGCCTGCCAGCTTAATGTCTGGGGTGGTACGTATGTTCCGAATACCGCACGTCCGGCTCCATCCGTGTTCTTTACCGTACCTCCGCATACAATACGCACTCCTCTTATGGATATCCCTTTCTCGTCCACCACGTCGAAAATAACTTTATAGGTATTTACACCAAGAACTATCGTTGCGTTTGTATCATATTCCCCTACCGATACAAACGTACTGTTCTCGTTATATTGGGGAAGCTTGCTTGCCGTGGCCGTACCGGAACTTCCTGCCTCCACATTGAAGGTCGTATATCCTTGTCCATCGGAATATTGTGTCATTCCTCGAAACGATACTTGTGCTCCACTTACTGCTCTTTGTGAACTATCTACAACCTTTATTGTTACATCAACTCTCTTAATTGTAAAATTAATAGGAACTCTTACATCTGAATTGTATATAGAGAATGAATTTACTACATCGTAACAATAATGATATTTTGCCACATAATCGTATGTACCCGAAAACAATTGCGTAGATACCAACCCTAATTCGTTCGTTGTCAACTTTTCACTTTGTCCTACAATCTCGATTATCGCCCCAGAAGCCTGCGCACTTCCTATAGTCGCCTGGAACGTCACGTTGAACGGCACGGACGCCTTTTCTGCCATCTTTATAGTATAGGCATTGTCTCCTGCCGTTATGTTCACATTCCCCTTTGCCGGGTTATAGTCCTGGTGAGACGCGCTCCACTCCCACACACCAAGTTCAAGCGTCCAACTTGCCGCGATACCGTTGTTGTTGGAATATCTCGTTTCCCCGTTTATCGTCACTACCGCATTACTAATAGGGTCGTTCGTTTCCACATCCAATACCGTTACCGTCAGTTTTCCGGTCTGCTTAACAAGGTCTACCGTTATGGCTAAAGGCTGGTTTATCAATACTGCCGTTCCTGTTCTCGGCTCATACCCCGTCTTTGTCACATTCCACGGATAACTGCCCGGCACACGGTTAAAGACTGCGTTTCCGCTCGCGTCCGTATTGACCGTTTGTTCATCCTCCCCTACACCAAGCACTACGGGCTGGTTCTTGACGGGCTGTCCGCTCATTCTCACGGTAAATATGATGTCGTAGGTAACAAGCTTTAATTGTACATCCACTCTCTTGTTCTCTCCGTTCACCGTCACAACACCTTGTTTCGTATAATATCCTTCCTTCTGTACAGTCCAGTTATAACCGCCCGATATACGGACAAATTGCGCCTGCCCTCCACTCGTACTTATTGATTCCGTACCTACAGTAACCAAAGCATCGTCAAGCGGTGTATTGTTATCGTCCGTAACATAAAAATCAATCAGATAGCCTATCTGCACCAAGTCAACTTCTACCGTCACGTCCTTATCCACGACTTCCACCGTTCCTTCCTGCCCGTTAAATTCCGTCTTTGACACCTTCCAGGCATAAGAACCTGCCACCTCTACAAATGTCACAACCCCGTTTCTTTCCGTCTGTAGGGTTGTGCCGTTAAAAGTAACATCCGCTTTCGCTACGGGCAACCCGTTGCTTCTCACGACAAAGTTTATGTTGTATTTCGGTATAGGATTGAACTGTATGTCTATAACCGCATTTCCGTATATGGTAAAATCCTTTTCCACGGTTATATATCCTTCTTTCACGACCTTATAATGATACGTTCCTGCCGGATATATAAACCCGGTTGCAAGTCCCTGCGCATTCGAGCTTCCAGTCTGGTTAGGAATTCCCTCACCCGTCACTAATACAGATGCACCCGATACTGGCTCCACACCGTCCCTTATACGGAAAGTCACGTTATAGTAAGGTATCTTTTCCATCTCTATTTCGATATTGGTAGAATCCACTATTTCGGCATTTCTTCTCACCGTATAATAGTCCTCATATTCTGCCACATATTCGTATATACCGGGGAACACCTCGAATGTCGCTATACCGTTGCTTCCGGTATATTGAACCTTTCCTGCAAAGGACACTTTCACATTCTGCATCCAGTCTTTTGTCTCCTTGTCGCGCACAAAGAACGTAACCACCCGTTCATAGGCGGCACCCATTAACTGTACATATTCTACAGCATTCTTGTCCACTAATAAGGAGTTTTCCACGTTTTCAAAGTTTTCGGCTTCCACCTCATAATACCATTGTCCGCGCGGTAACGTTATCTTTGCTTCACCGTTCATGTCCGTTACAAGCTCTTCCCCGTTTATCGTAATCCTTGCATTGGGTATGTACTTGTTTCGGTTTGAAAACACCTTGAACAATATCTGATATTCTTCCTCTCCTACATAAGGGCGTATCAATTCACTGCCGAATATGTTCTTATATCCAACAAGGTAATTTTTTAAGAAAGTCTCTACAGTAAATTGTCTCTGATATGCGTTGTTCTTGTAATAGGCGGCTATAATATCACGCTCACCCAAATATCCTTGTGAAAACGGCAGATATAAGGGTTTCACATGAAAATCGTATATATATACATACGGATGATTTCCGACCGTTCTTTCCTGGATAAATATAGGTGCGATATACTTCATTCCCGGCATTATAGACAAAGCACGTCCAGACGGGAAATTAAGCGTAGGCACGTTCAAAAACTTCTCGTTCGTTGACAACAATATTCCTTTTATATAGTAATATATGCCGTCGTTCTTTATGTCTAAATATTCGTTTTCGTGAAACCATAGAGAGCTTCCGGTTATCTGTCCGTTTTCCAATATCCCCATAGGCAATGGCTCTCCGTCTACCGTCTCGTACCCAGCTACTCCAAACTTTAGGTTTTCATTGTCCGTAGCCGACACTTTTACTTGCAATGATATTTCGTAGGATAGGTTCGGGTCTATGATTATAAGCTTGTCCAAATCCACCCTTCCGTCTATGCCCACGGCTTGATTACCAAAAAATGTCATAGCGTTGAATATCTCTCCATTATCCCCGTTTTCGTCCTGCGTTATACTTATACTTTCCGGTATCAATAGAGGATAATTATTCAAATCCTCTACTCCTTTTGTATATTCATACGCTTTTGATACATTCATTACCGTATTCGTCCGGTCGCATGTAGGTGAACTGTGACCCATCGCCCACCCTGTAGCTTCCGGTCTCAACAAGGCAAATATAAACTCATCCAAAGAATTGTATCTTATCAATCGCAACAATTCACCCAATATCTCACCTTCTTTACTTATGATGTCAAGCCTTCCGCGTTTTGAATATTCTTCCAGGTAATTGTAGAATAGATATTTCATCTGTTCCTGGCTGTCCACCATGTTAGTAACAAGACCCCTGTTCTGAATGAACATTTCAAAAAGAATCTGATTTGTATCTATCTTCTTGTATTGTCTTGCATACAATACTATCAAGGCGAATATATGGGTTATAGTTCCCCAAAAGGCACGGAAATCCTCGTTCTCTTTCTTTTTTAGGAACGTAGGCAAAATTCCCCTTCCTTCCAGTTTTTCGAGCACGTTTTCTGCCCACCGTATCACTTCCTTATCGTTTTCCTCGAAAAAACGACTGAAAGGCAAATTATCATATATAGGTGTGGACTGGGGTAAAAATAATCCCCCACACGGGTTTTCTTTCTTCTGTTTTACTTCCATGTTGAACTACAATTAATTGCACGGTAAAAATACGATTAATTTTGGATATTACGAAAACAAACACGACGAAAAAATACTGTAGAACCGTTCCACCACCTCAATCTCCCTCGTCAAAGACCAGTCCATAACGATAGAGGCTCTAAAGGTAGGGGTATGGGTGAGCAATGAATGGAGTGGTGGAGATGCTGTCGCCGTTACAAGAAAAAATTCATATACCGGGTTAGTGTATTACAATAATATAACAAGTTCAGAAGTAACAGAAAATAAAGGATATCCAAGTTCTTCTTGTTCTATGGTCTTGACTTACAATACAAATGACAGCTCTGTAAACCAAGATGTTCCGCAAGGTAAAACAATTACTTCTTTGGGAATAGACCCAGATAATTTTTCATATACATATGCAAAGGTTTTGACTCCAGGACTTCCTAATTTCTTTAGTGGTAACAGATTGTCGGGATATTATTATATGCAAGGAAGCTTGTATCTCAGTAAAAGTTCTGACGGTGATTTTCAAAATATTGTAGGAACCTTTCTCAGTAATTCTTCTGCATATAGAATAACATGGATGGAATTTAATATAAGACGTAGAAGTCTAAATTATCTCAAAATTGAGGCTTTTGACCAAGCAGATAATTGGATATTTAATTTTAGCAATAATTATTCTATACGCAATTCTATCACACAACTTTTTACAAGAGACGAATCAGATATTATACATGATGAATATTCATATAATAACTGTTATATTACACCGATATATAATACAGCAATCAATCTGGTAAGATTTAAAATTAACTCATGGAGCATAGGTAGCGGTACAGCAGGTTATCAATTCGGCATATATTCTTCGGTGACAGTTTCAAAAGTATTCAAAATCCTTTTTTATAAAAAACTACATATTGATTATAAAAATAGAATATTAATAATATTAGGTTTCGGACCAGATTCATCTGCTACATCAAACCCTGGAGGAATTAATATGGTTGGGATACTTATATTTAGAGGTGCTCCTACATGGAATTATATAGATGAGAATCAAGGAAATAATTTTTGGTTTTTTTATAATAATATTCCTTCTGCAATTACAGATGATTTTGGTTTGAATGCTTGGGTAACAACAGATATGAAGACACTGATGTATTGCAAAAGGGGGAATTACGGAATAGGGAAAGGTATTAATACAGTTACAAGTTCAAATTCACTTTTTAGCGTAAATATTGGTTGGAATGAGATAGCTACTTATTCCATTAACGATAGCTCTACAGCAGATTTGAGAAATACACTTGCAAATTATTATGTACTTGAAATTCAATTTAATAAGAATGAAAATAAAATGATTGTTCTCTGTAACGATACAGTAGGAGCACAAGGAGGAAAGACATTAGACCAATATATAGAAGGTATTCATCCAACTCATTTATTTACATTTGTGTATAACGGTAAAAAATGGGTAAATATACCTTATAGTACATTAGGATTTACTAATTTCTGGAATAAATATATATCCTCTGGAAGTTCTGGTGCAAAATACAAACCATTCTTTAATGTCAATCCTAATTATCTTGGTTCTTGGGATATGAGTTATTCCTTCCCTTCATATAACGAAAATACGACAGCTTATTACGCTAAACTGACTTTCGGAGACTAATAAAATAAGTGTTCATATTAATTAAGGCAACCATATACCTAAACATCTTTATTATGAATTGGTATATGGTTGCCGTTTTATTTATTCTCCCCAGGTTAAATTATAACTATAGGAAGTATAAGGGGGTTGCCCTCCTGGATAAACGAAATTAATTATCTCATTATTTATGAAATTAAAGGAAGGTTTGTAAGTATTACCAGAACTTGAAGCGGAAGCTGCATAATTGTTCCATAATGAACTTAATCCTACGTTAGTATGTGACAGTTGTTTCCATTGCTTTTTTGATTTATCTAATATAAAGCACATTATAATATCGGATTGAATTCCTTCGATATAAGTTGTATCTGTTAAAGTACCATCACCGAAATATCCTTTAGAAGAATTCCCAAGAACCATCATTTTATCAGAATTAGAATTGAATTTGACTTTCAATATGTAATATTCTTTTGTGGCTTGATATACAGAATCTGAATTGGTAGAAATTGTATACGATTTATTCGTGAATCCGGTTTCTGTAAATAATACAGAAGTGTCCTTAGTACATATATAATACAATCCTTTTGTATAAACTGAAGTAGAAGAAGTAGAAATAAAGAACCACCATTTTGAATCGGGTGAAATCCAGCAATCTCCTCCGACAACTCCCGTAATTGCAGATGGGATATTATAATAACAAGCCCAGTTAGATGCATCCATTATTTCTACACCCGTTGTATTTCCCATAGTTACAACATAAATCAAATAATCGAATTTATTTGTCACTTGTTTATTAAATAATCTTCCCAACAATATTGCTTTTTTATTAATTTCTCCTATTTTAATAAAACCAATATGATTCCAACTTATTGAATCTGGGTATGGATAATTAGTAAGCTCTCTATAATCAATTCGCTCATTTGATGATGTAGTACCTCCCGTTTTAACTTGAACTCTTCCTACTATGAAATAATAATTATTATAACCATATACACTGTAGTAATACCAGTTATTTTTGGCAGTAGAAATAACTGTTATTGTAGCAATTGCTTTTAATATAGAATAATTATTGAGCAACTTTAATAAATTATTTGACGAAAGTCCTAAAACATAAGCATTATTACTTCTTTTATAAGTGATTACTGCGTTAGGTGCAGTCGTAAACATATCCACTGAACCTATATAAAGAGAATACTGGAATATACATACATAATTAATTATATATAATTTACCGTTATCATCATTATATATAGATGCTTCACCATTTAAAATAGGGATAGACGGGGATAAATCATTTATATACTCCTTATTCTCCCAAAGAATATAATTTTCTTGGGTAAGTTTTATTAAGGAAGTTTCTTGAAGACTTGACGACTGTGTATTTGCACAAGAAAATCCAAAATAAACACCCGATGGTGATTTAAATGCTATTGCAAACGAATTACTGATAGCCAAAACATCATGCGATACATTTCGCATCAATAAGGTTGTGTAATATCCAGATGGTAGATTTTGACTGAAATATGGATTCATATTTGCTGGTTCTACATCACTCACCCATACCCCTACCTTTAGAACCTCTATCGTTATGGACTGGTCTTTGACGAGGGAGATTGAGGTGGTGGAACGGTTCGGATAATTCCATGTCCCGGTTCCGCTCGCTCCCCATGTTGTCGTACCTCCTGCTTCCCACCAATAGTTACCCGGCTTTATCTTCAATACCACCTGTCCGCTCGTGTTTGTAGTGCCGCTATATGCTGTGCTGGTATTGTTACTTGACAGCTTCACTATTACACCACTTCCTACGCTTGTTCCTGTATTCACGTTGTTTACCGTTATCGTTATCGTCACTTCACTTGGTACCAGCTTGATTGTAAAGTTAGAGGTATTCGTATTGGTGGTGTTCAGTGTCACGTATCTTGTCGCACTTACTACATATCTCATTGTGGTACCGGACACATATACAATCGCCTGTCCGGACGAGTTTGTAGTCAAGGTCTGTGTAGCGTAATTATTGGAATCTGAACTATCTCCGTTTATACCATATACTTTCATCGTTGCACCACTTACAGCCGCATTCGTGTAACTATTCTGTACAGTCACTGTTATACTCTTTATTGCAGTAGAATAAAATGCCGTAGCGTCACTGTTATGTCCTATATTGCTGAAATTATAATTAGGAGTGATGGAATACGGTGTTTCGGTTGTCGTTGTGCCTGTCACGAAATAATTCGCCAATTTTGCCGTTATTGTTGTTGTAATACCTGCTATCCATGTATATGTAGCCAGATAATACACTGCTTGGTTAGCTGTTAATGATACGGTTGTTGCTACTCCTGCTGTCGTGAATACTGGCTTTACCAAATTAGCAGTTCCCCACCATCCTAATACTGGCGTCGAAAATGGTATTTTTAGCCTAAATTCTGTACCTACACTCTTCGTCAATCTTACCGCATTCTGTGTAGTAGTTGCCAAAGGCATTGTTATCGTCGTGCTTCCGGCCACCCAATAACTCGTACCACCACCCCATGACAATGTGTAGGAACCTGCTATCATAGGACCGAAACTCACCTGGCCACTGCTGTTCGTACTCCCTGTAAACGTGACAGATGACAAACTCTTGTTCGTCAGTGTCACCGGACATCCGTTCGCGTTCCCCTTTACTGCGCTCTGATAATAATCCTTCATCGTTATTGTGATAGAAGAACTTGTCTCGCTCATTTTCAGATTAAGAGGGCTTGCTTGGCCTGCCGACAATGTACCAGTCAGTTTATTGTAGTTCGTCTTGGAAAACGAATATCCTCTGCCTATACTACTTCTGTATACAGTCCAGTTACCGCTACTGTCTGTCGTGCCTGTCTGTTCAAAATAGGAACATGATACACCGCTTATATTTGTCCCGTAATTAGAACTCTTTATGTTAAATGTCAGACGTGCCGTTATATTGAGTGTCATAGTCCAGGATTGATTTTCAGATACCCATGTCCATTCCTGGCTTGCATTGCTGTAATAACTTGCATTGTTTTTTGGTGTGTAGGTGTAATTTATACCTGCATATACCGTATTTGTTTTCTTTCCGCTCGCGTCCAATGTTATTTCTCCTGCCGGGGCATTCGAGCCTGTAGGTACACTTCTGACTATCACTGCACTACCTAACGGATGGGTTGCTGTGATGTTTGGAACTTTCTCAACAACCGTCAATGTCACCGTTCGCGTCGTTCTATTCATCGTCACTGTATAGGGTGATGTCTGTGTGGCGGTAACTGTTCCTACATAATTGTTAAAATACTGTGCCGTAGCGGTCATTTGTCTATCAAGTCCACTTCTATAGAAGCTTCCACCAGACGGAAGGGTTTGCCCGAAGTAGGTAATCGTTCCAGAAAGCGCATTACTTGTATTGTAGATGTTCGCTACTGTATTAATCACTATCTTTTGGTTGCAAATCAATTGTATTGTCCGCACTTGTCCTGCTGCCGTATAAGTCAACGCAGTATTTGGATTACTGTAATAATTAGCTCTTGTTGTCGGTGTAAATGTTACTGGCGTACCTAAATAGCATACGAAAGACACGTTACCGTTTGTATCAAGCGTCAAAGGACTTGTAGAAGCTGCCGGACTGAAATTCATCTTCATGGATGAATAAAGAGCTACAGTCCATCCAAACGTATTAGACGTAAATGCTTTTCTTGTTATTGTAACAGCATCAGTCGATTTATTATTATATGCGTTAATATTATTACTTCCATTACTAAATAAGAAATCTTTATTTGCAGAAACCATTTTGTCTACAGTACATATTTGGGTTATTTCTGCATACGATTTATTCTGCGAATTACTTCCACTGATATCAAATACTGATGCTGTATCTATCTGCCATGTAACGGGCTTACTTCCTCCGTCCAGATTAAAGAAATTGGTTGTTGAAAATTTACCGGAAGAACCACATCTTATATAGTGGGCATACCAAGTCCATACACTTGTTCCTTTATTGTCTGTAAGCCATTTTCTTGTTGCACTACCACCTGTTCCGGTTTCATTGCTCTGAAACGCCAGACTATATCCAGTAGGAATTTTTGCATGGAAAAACACTACAAATTCCTTATTAGCTGCTGTTGGTGTACTGAATGTAAAACCGCCTAATCCCGGACTTGTTGCTCCGGTAGAAGTCTTTATTTCCAAAACATACTGTGATTTGAATAACACTTCTTCACTCACTCCAAGACTTACTGTGGCAGTTGAACGTGTCATTACCGCATTGAACGGAGACGCGGTGTCTGACGTTATACTGCCTCTGTAATTACCGTGATATGTCGCTGTAATATCTACGTTTCTCGTTACAGAACTCCTATACAGTGATACATTTCCGCTACTATCTGTCGTGCCTGTCTGATGAAAATATGATACGGTAGCACCACTCAAATTTGTTCCGCTTGGCACGTTTGATTTGACGTTTATAGTTATCTTTGCCGTTACCGTCAAATCCATAGTCCACGACTGATTGGCGGCTGTATAGGTGTGTTTCTGTGTCGGGTTGTTGTAAAATTCCGGATGTCCCACTACCGTAAACGACATTTCCGTACCTATATATCCATTGAATGTCACTGCACCGTTCGCATCTGTTGTAAGTGTTCCGGTTGCACTTCCTGCCGTGTATTTTATCTGCAAGTTCTGATAATAAGTTGTTTGTGCTGGCGTTACTTCTCTTACTACAAGTGTAACTGGATTCGCTGCACGTGTCATTACCACATTGAACGGATTTGGTGAATTGTAAGCTATCTGTCCGGTATAGGATTCCAGATTTGAAGCGCTTACTGATATATTACGAGTGTTAGCACTCCAATATAATACTGCATTACCGCTACTGTCTGTTGTCTTCGTTTGACTGAAATAAGTTACTGTAGCTCCCGACACATTCGTTCCAGGCACGTTGTCCTTCACATTTACAGTTATCTGTTTTGCACAAGTGAGATTCATGTTCCATTTCTCACTGGATGTAGTAAATGTATGTGTTTGTTGATAATTCGTGTAAAACGGTCTTCTGTCCGGTGCTGATATGGTGAATGTGATAGGAATACCTAAATATGCCTCAAAAGTGTTTTTACCTGCATCTACTGTTCCATTTCCTGCTGCTGATGTATAAGCAAGTGTAAAGTTGGTATTATTGTCAAGAATTACACTCGCACCACCTGGTATCACTTCATATTGCTGCACTGTCACTACATGTTTGTTTCTCAACATAGTAACATTAAGCGGTGAAGCCGTGGTAGGTGCAATGGTTCCATTTACTGTACTATAATCCTCTTTATCCAAAGAATAGTCCTTTGTCAGTGCTGACCGGAACAATGAAGCGTTACCGCTTGCATCAGTTGTCACTACCTGTTCATTGTAAGTTACCGTTACTCCCTGGATATTGTTTTTCACATATACATCCTTTACATTGACCGTTATCTTTGAGGTCACATTCAAGTTGAACGGCCATATCACACCGTCTTCGGTCCATGTATAGGATTGTGTCGGGTTGCTATAAAAAGCCGGGTATGAATCAGTCGTAAACGTGTATTCCAGTCCCTTTATCAATAACTGATTAGTATAACCATTTTCATCCAAAGTAAGCTTTATCGTTCCTGCTTTGGAAGTCATTGTAATAGTCTGATTTGACAAATATGCTCTTCCGGCTGTTCCATACACCTCCGAAACTTGAATACCTGCGTTAATCAATTCATATTGTACTTCTACATCCAGCACTGTACCGCTTTCACTTTGGGGATGTGAAAATGTATCGGATGAAACTTCACCTGCAAGAACCTCATAAGTATATTCTCCTACCGGAACATTCTGCATGACTACCGTTCCTTCCGCGTTCGTCTCACCCTCAAACACAATGTTCGACAATACATTGTTTGTTACACGTACCAAAATTCCATCCGGTGGTAAAACTCCCTGTGTTGATACATGGAAAGTGACTGGATATTCCTTCGCCTCCAATTCAATATCCATTCTTGTTTCTGTTCCAGTAGGCTTGAAACTTCCGGTCTTGGTATTGTAATGCTGCTTGCTTACACTGTAAGACATATTTACCGGAGATATGTACATTTGCACTATCCCGTCCGTATCGGTCGTTCCTGTCTGGTTCACAGACATTCCGTTGAACGTCACTGATGCGCCACTTAACTCACCATACAGATTGGATGTGATATATACCGGAATTCTCTTTGAACATGTATATACAAGGTCTTTTGTGTTCGCATCTCTATAATTGACTGTAGCTATTGCACCGTTTCCAGAATAGAATCCTATTGGTTGCACCTGGAAACGTTCTGCAATTCCTGCATACACTGTTTTTGTAAATTGTCCGCTTGCATTCGTCGTTACATTCGCACCCGAAGATGTACTATTGTCGTTGTAATAGCATGCAAGCACAAGACCTGTCTTTACCGGATTTGATGCTGTAGTCGAAATAGAGGGTATTATTTCTTTTACCGTGAATGTGACTGATTTCGTTCTTCTTGTTAATACTGCTGAATGCGTCTTGTCCGTAGGCAGATAGATGTTTTCTGTCTTGCTGTTGAAATTACTGTTTCCTCCTCCATAGGTTATCGTATAATTTCCAGGCGGTATATTGAAATTTCCATTTCCTTGTGATGTCAATTGTCCGCTTGCATCCGTTGTTCCAGAAAAACTATATGATTGTGAAGATGTTCCGCTCCATGCACTCGTAACCGTTACCGGACAACTTTCTGCCGCCTTGGAATAGGGGTTACTTGCTGTCAATGTCAGACTGAATATCATTGCAGCATAACCCATGATTATATCCATATAATCAGCCGACAACGGGGGTGTGAATGTTCCGGTCTTTTTCGTATGGTCTGTTACTGTACACTCATAGCTCATTGCAATAGGTGAAATGTACACTCTTGCCGAACCATCACTTCCGGACGTAACGGTTTGAGGCAGTGACATTCCGGACACCTTTATAGTCGCATTTTCAAGCGGTCTTAGGGTATTCTGCTGTTTTACTCTCAATTCAAGCCTTTTTGAAGCCGTTATTTCCATCAGTGTAGGTACACTCGCACCGAAGCCCCAGTTCTTGATTAGCAGACCTTCATTCTCATAGAAACCTTTCTCCTTTATTGTCAACTGATAATCAATTCCCGGCATCACTTCTGGAAATATCTTTCCTGCCGCATTCGTCGTATATTCCCGTACATTATCATTGTACATATTTTTTACCGAAACGACAATTCCGGCCTTAACCGGATTGAAGTTCAGAGCAGCTTTCTGTTCAGCAGTTATCTTTACAGTCACCTGGCTTACCGGGGTCGTTATCGTCACGTCCACATAGAAAGCCCTTGGCTCTGCATCACGTGTCACATTCGGCTGCACTGTCAACATCGTACCTTCCAAAGAAGCTATTTCGTCATTCGATATATTGAATTTCAATTCAGCACCTCCACTTGTAAAATCGTATGGCTCATCCTCACCACCAATTTCTGCACGTCTGAAAGTCTTTACATGTTCCATTAAATCGAACGTCACCCCTTTGTTAGGAACAACGAAATTTTCCGGTGTATGAACTATGTAATAATAACTGTCATTGGATAACGTCTCGGCTGTATTTTCACCACTGAACCTTACCGTAGTAGCATCACCGGACACACCGGGAATATTCTCTATTACGTCAACTTCCGGTTCGATTTCCCTTCTTGTCATAGTGAAAGGAAGGTCTATATCCTTCAGTTTTTCGAGTGTTATCGCCTGGTTTTCTACTGCGTCATAATATCTGTGTGTCGCGTTCCAGGTATATTCCCCTGCTTCCGCTCCAAGCTGCAACACACCTATGTCATTCGTGTAGCCAGAATCCACCTTAATTCCGGTCCCTTTGTTTATCAATTCGATATATACACCAGAAATAGGAGCCTTTGTTATCGCGTCCGTTGCGGTATATGTTATTACCGTGTCTCTCAATTCCAGGTAAATTGTTTCCGGTACATCCTGGTCCTTGATAGTCACCGTTCCGGTGTATCTCTTATAGTTTCTATGCGTTACCGTATATTCATAGTCACCGTTTCCAAGTGTCACGCTTGCAACACCGTTAACGTTCGTTACACGCGTCTCTCCGTTTATCTGCAATTCTGCACCCTGGATATAGTTGCCGTTTTCAATGTCCCGTACAGTCAAGCGGAATGTATAGAAAGCCTGTTCCAATTCCACAATTTTAGAAACTTCCGAACCTTCAACCACTACAAAATCATTAACGGACATATAACCGGACTTGAAAGCCGTATATTCATAGGTCCCGTTCGGCAAGCTTATAATCGCTATACCTTCCTTGTCTGTTAGATAGGTAGAACCATTTATCTTTATCGTTGCTCCTTCCAAAACCATATGGGTAGCAGAATCCAGCACTGTAAACTTTATCGCATACGGAATTGCCGTCATTTCGACGAGAATACAATTAGGGTCTTCTCCGACAATCTCAATTTCCTTTACAAGGTCTTGATAATCTTCTTTTGCAACCCTCATTTCATATTTCCCGGTTTGCAGCCCCATGCTTGCCTGCCCTTCGTTATCCGTCTTTTCCTTTATGTCATTTATTGTGATGTTTGCTTCCGGAATATAAATACTTCTGTTTCTGTCAATTACAGCAAAATTTACATTCATTTTTGTAAGGAACATTCTTTGAAATATATCTACTGGCTGATTTTCAACCGTAAATACACTTTCTATGGTCTGGAAACCCGATTTTTCAAGCTTGTATTCATAGGTTCCCGGCTCCAAATTAATGACCGCCTGTCCCTTATCGTCCGTTTCAGACGTGTACACGCTTGTCGTCACCTTGACACCCTGCAAAGGCGCTTCTCCTTCATATACAGTAAACGTAACCGAATAGGGTGTTGCAATGAAATCATTTATGTTTATATAAATAGGGTTGTTCAGAACGACAAACTCCCCTGTCTTTTGCGTCCAGTTCGTTTTTGATAATATGTACGAGTATTCCCCATTTTCCAAAAGAATGTTGGCCGTACCGTTACTGTCCGTAATGATTACCTTGTTTCCTATTGTTATGTATGCACCCGGTACGGCTACATTCTTGGTATTGGTTACGGTAAACGAACACAAGTATTTCTGTGACGCTATAACCGATTGAGAGCCTTTATATATATCGCTTTCTCCTGCCGGATAGAAAATATTAGACAAGCTGCTACCCGAATCATACAGAATGTTTCCTTCCAGGTCTCGCATTCTGAATCCCTTAATACGAGGCAACATATTCAAAGGCACTTCTTCGTCAAAATAGGGGAAGAAGTATTCGTCCGGTACATACTTCACGCCTTCCGCAGTCTTCACAACTTCCAGCAAATCATCCCATTCTACCTTTTTGCCTGCTTCCCAGAAACGGAAATCCAAATACTTAGTCATTGCAATCTGGATATTTTTTCTTACATCCGCAATCACTGCATTAGGTGACAATTCCACACGGAAATCTACCCCCTCTTCACCACCTACATACATCCATTTTGCGTTTTCAATCACAATTCCAAGCGTATTCCCCTGCAAATCAAGTTCGGTCAATCCGAAATAGGGTGTAGCTTTTGTAAGCAATTCTTCCAATTCATCGTCCGTAAAGAAAGACCCGTTTTGGGTTACAAGGTAGATGTGCGTCTTTCCGTCCTCACCCAGCCCGACATTCATAACCTTTAAAATGCGCGGGTCCAAATCCTGGAATATTTGCGTCCAGCCTTCCATAGTGTCGGTGGAAAGCTTGTTGTTGTAATTTATTATTCTGTTTCTGAATGTTTCATCGTCCTCATAATCACGTCCACCAATAGCTGCATATTCATTCGTGCACTCTATATGTGTCAACGGTCTTGGTGATACTTCGGTAATACTGTTCGCCTCCACATTGGTAGCAGACCCGGTGATAACGCTTCTTACACTGATATATCCATATCCCGACTTATCAACCGTAAAAGGCTGGTCTACAGTAAATTGCACTCCGTTCTTTGAAATAAACTTTGTCCCTACCTCATAATGCGTGCCAGGCTCGGCAAAAACACGTACATAAGTAGAGGAACCAAGCGCTTCTTTTCTCGGACTTACACCGAACAACGCGGCTGATTTGTCCAGATATTCGCCTGTTGCCGACTTTGGGAAAATCTGCGCCTCCACTATGGCAATATCCTTTATCGCTTTTTGCGCCACCTTTGCAGTACCATAAGCGACGCCATTAAGTACAGAACCGTCCGCAATGTTTGAAACGCGGTCGGTCTTGTTTAAAAACATTTCAATCCACAAATTCTTTAAATTTGCAATCGTATTCGCTGTTTTAGTAATCATTGTAAATATATTTAAATAGGAACATTAATAACAAAATCTTCTCTCGTCACGGTTGTAGCCTTCACCTTCATAAACACCGCGTCTTCTTTTTTTACCAAATCAAGAAGCTCTGCACTCGCCCATCGGTTATCTCTTTGGAACATGTTCATAAGGGCCTTAAATATTACCGGGTATTGTATTGCATTTGTTGTCTGACCTACAAAATCAGATGGAAGTCCGTAGTCCTTGAATTCCGGAATACAGCCTTTCAAAGCCTCCAATATGATTTTTAATGCCTGCTCCATAGATGTACCGAATTTCTTCACCTTCAAATCATCATTCTTAAACTCAAACTCCGTATCTATGTCTTTACCCAACACGTTCTCGCCTACCAGTGTATCTACCACATTATCCACATAATTCACACCGACATTCCGAAGATTGACTGCAAATGTATTGCTTCCTTGTCCTGCCTTATAGTCCTCTTCTATAATGTATTGTGGTGTGGTTATAGAAGTCCAGTCGTCTTCCGGGTCCGTCATTGCAATTTCTTCCGCTACATTCTCAAACGTCTCGCCTGTCCTTAGCTGCTTGTCAAGCTGTAGGGTGTTCTGTCTTCCAAGCGTTGCACTTCTTAACCATCTGTCAGAATTTTTTATTGTCAATATCTTTGTTTCCACTTCCGAAAAGTTGTCTAATATTTCCCACATAGAAATATCGTCCAACTTGTTTTCATGGAGTTGAAACATAGGCTCTACGATATTGATTTGCGCTATCATCTTGTCAAGTTCGTAGAATGACTGTGCGTTTATCTCTCCTCCCTGGTAATAGTCCACTATATAGGGATAATGATTGTTGCAGAAGTCCACATAACTCTGGAAGAACTTCTTTATGTCGTACCCGGTTATATTCTTAAATTTGGCGTATGCCGTTTCCATTACCACGTCCATCCTTCACCCCTTTCTTATAATAATGTTGCTAAAGAAGCCGCCAAATCATTTACACCTTTCTGTATTGCAGCAGCCGTACAAATTTTAGTGAGTGCCGTTTTCGCTTTCTGTTCTCCTGCCACCGCTTCTATAGGGGCTATCGCTGTCATTGTAAGCGAATATTCCCATATCATGTTGCGCTGTAAACTTTGGTTCAGTACAAGCCCAGTAGGAGGCACAACAACCAAATAACTCTCACCCAAAGCCATATTATAGAAGTAAAGACGGAATGGCAAACCGTCCTTATCCACACCGTTACTTTTTGATATGATAGCTTGCAATATCTTCGTGCATCCATATCCATTTTTTACAGATGGGTCAAATGAAGCTGATTTTAAAGAATTCGTACTTTTCCCCGAAACATCGCTTAAACTCCATTTTCCGGCTGACAGACTATAGGCCGCTCCTGCCAAACTTGACGCACCACCGCCAAGCGACAACAACAACTTGAAAGTACGTCCGAAATCTCCTCTTATCGTTATATCCTGCGGTACAAAAGTAGGAGAAGACAACACCGTAACGCCCCCTGCCGTATTCCTTATGTTTTCCCTTTTTGCTTCCGTCTTGCTTATCGCATTCGGATTAATGGGGAATGTAAAAAAGTCTATCGTATTGTTCTTTGAATCTGCCAATTCAAGCGTACAGAGATACACCTCAAAATCGTTCGGAAATTGAGATGCTAATATAGCTCTTCCAGCCGTCTCTATCAAAGACCCTGCTTTTTGTATTGCTGCCTGCGCGACGTTTGCCATAATCTTTTCTTATCGTTTTCAAAAATACGAAATTATTATCAATCCGAAAAAGTTACCGTACTTTTTATTCCGTCAAACTGCAATGGGTTAACTACCGCTACCGCACCGACCCCAGCACCGAATCCGGCTTTACCTCCATCCATCGCAGCCGAACTTGCAAGCGCTGTTTGCCATGCGTTCTTTAGCGTCATTATCTGATTCTCTACATTATTCAATAACTGTATTAATGTATTCGCCAGTGTTAGAGGTTCCTTCGCATTGTTTATATTGACTTTCTGTCCGGTCATAAGCTTTATTAGGTTCTGCGTTAACTGAATCATTTCCGCATCATTGTCATATCCCAGCACTACACCGCTTTCATCCATTGTTATATGGCTTTTCCCGTCGTGGAAATTAACGTCTACAGTGTTGGGGTCGGCCTTTATTACGGTTGTCTTGTCCTGGGTCTTCCACGTAAAATTAGCCTCTTCCATGTTCATAGTGAAACGCCTTATCTCCTTATCCTTTTCTTTCACGTCCTCGACCACATTAACAACTTCCGCAATGACTTCGTTATATCCGGTTACCTTCACTTTTTTAGAAGCCACTATCTCGGCTTCTCCCGAACTCTGTAATCTTATCTTATGTTTTTCGTTACCTCCTAATGTAACGTTAAAATTTACGGGCTTCTCTATAGAGGTAAGGTTCATGTTCCATTCCTGGTTGCGTGGGTCTATCGTCATAGACATAGTTACTCCTTCCACCTGTTTTTTCATCCGTATAACATCCTCGCTCCATGCCGGAACCTCATCATTCCCTATAAAGGTGCCTATAACTGTAGGCTGATTAAGAAAATCGCTGCTCGCTATCATTACCTGGCATCCCTTCTCACCCGGTTTTTCGGGAAACCATATGTTATTGATAGCCTCGTTGGTAATACGTGCATCATTACGGAATATACCGCCTTCCATCATCACGGCAACTATATTCGTCCTAAATACCGTATCTATATACGCTTCCCTGCCTACATCCGTGGGTATCATTATATACCCCTTCATTATAGGCGGCAAATTGTTACTGCTTATTCTTGGTTCTCCTCCTGCCATTAATCAAGTCCTCCAAAAAAATTTCCTGTTCAAAAAATAATCAAACTGCTGCTTGTCAACCATCGGGTTGTCGTAGGAGGTTATCTGTCCGCTTTCCGCTTCCTTCGCCTTCTGCCTCAAACCGCTTAAATCCACCAACTTAAAGTAATCGGGTGTAAATCCGGACGCTGATTTTTCAGAAACCGAATTGTCGTTTCTTTTTACCGCTTCCATCAGATTTCCTTTAAGTATGGGTACATAGAATCCTCTTTCCACTTGTAAAACGGTACGCCTGTCTACCCCGTCACGGTTAAATGATATAGTGTTGGTTACGTTCGTCACATAGAAAAACTCGTTCGTACTTTGGTTCAGCACGAAAGTTCCCACCTTTATGCGTCTGTCCCCGTTTATCTCTATCGTTCCGCACCGGGTAAAAGGTACATACATGTTGCTTTCTACAAGGTAAATCAAGTCATTCAGCATTGTTGCCTGGTAGGTAGAAAATATCTTCTGATTTTCCGCTCCGTTCTGTATCATGCGAATACAGTACATATCCACGAAATCCATTTTCCTGTTGCCCCATCGTTCCACATATTCTTCCAGATACACAATAGGGACAAAAGCCAATCCCGGCTTGTCACGTCCACCTACCTGTGCATTCTGTGCGTGTAACTGGAACCAGGTGTAAACCCGTGGGTCGTAGCTCAGATTATACGATATTACATTATCCGGTGTTATCGTAATATAGTTTTCCGATTTGAAAGCGTCTTTTATCGCCTTCTCCGTAAACGGTGGCTGTCTTACAATAACATCAATCGTGTTTATATAGGTGTCAAAGAAAAATTCTGTCAAAGGATATTGACAAATACGCTCCATGTACTGCATCAGTGTTCCGTTCGGGTTTCCCAGCCCCGTATCTGTCACAATCCTTTCCATTATATCCCCAGACATTTGTAGCTTAACAATCTGCCATATCCCCCTCACCTTCAAATCCTGCTGCCCCGGAATGCTGTATGCCGTTATCCGCTTGTCACCCCATGAAGAAAACACTTCATCACTGCACACCCCAATAGAAGACATTATATTAATAATAAACCAAATACATTCATTTATTGTTTTGTACCCCAAATTCCATACAAATTGATACTCACCACCGAACACATTACGTCCATTCCATACACCACCTGTTTTTCTTAATAACCAGTTCTGTACAGTATCATTGACATTTTCCAAAGGTATGAAATAACTTCCGTCCTCCACAAACATTTTTGCAATATCGCGTCCGCTTATGACGGTACTCTTTGAATTGTCTTCCGAAGAATAGGTTTCCATTACACTGTCCACAAAACCTATCATATCCCAAACATTATAGTCCGGACCGTTATTGGCAAGCTTGTTCAACGGTACAAACAAATCATTGGCATTTTCACTGTCCGAACTTCCTTCCAGTCTCAACCGCTCAAACCGGATAAACACTATGTCGTTTATCTGTACCACTTTTTCAAGATAGGATTTATAATCATATCCTTTAGGGGTTACAACTGGGAATATATCATAATATCCTGCACCGTACACGTTCGACATATTGGCATCCTTGAAGGGTGTTATGTTAATCGAAAACATGCCGTTCTTGAATCCTTTGTCGGTAGAACATGTATTGACGAACTGGCTTACATCCACAACCTTGTTTATAGCCTTACAGTATATCCACACCTTAATGTTTATAGGTTGTACTTTTGTCCTTACCGACATTTCCTCGTCCAGTGCAACCACATTGTCAGCTACATATCCTTCCTTATCTTGTAGAAGCTTTGTCAAATTTTCAGACCAATAAGCCGAAAAATCGCGTTGCTTCATGAACATATCGCTCTTTGACGCTTTTTGAATGAGCAAAGGAGAATCCTTTATAGGAAAAGAAAGTGGTGTATTCGGTTTGATATACGGCAAATCCTTATTAGAATACTCGTTCTTGTACTTCTCTTTCTCCCAATCGTCATATGTGGCCCAGATAGCATCCAGGTTTGAAATTTTGGAAATCTCGTTTACCACGTCCATAAATTCCGGAACCGACAGTTTCTTTGCTTCCGGTGTATCTGGCCCCAGTCCCTTTTGCCAATCGTCTATAAACGTTTGGGGTTCTACGTTGTACTTATAACTCTGTATGTTAAATATATTTACTTTCATCGTTCTTATCTTTCTGCTGGAATATTACGACTTTTTCCTGCTGTAATTATATCCAAGAATCCTTTGGATATGGACATTTGAATACCTTTCAATAAAGCATCCCAATCGGAGCTACCTGCTTCTTTATATGCACCAGAAACAAGTTTCGTGTCTTCTACTATTTGTTTCGGCATTCCTGCATAAGTATCTATTCTATCTTTCACACCTGCCAATATTGCGGTATCTTCTTTAATACTGTCCAGAACTTTTTTTATCTCTTTCAACTGATTTGCACCTTCCGACATCTGGCGATTCATATTACCTGCCAAAATGGTTTCCCCTGCGCCTACAGTCCTCCGTGCTGCGTCCCTGTCATAAGCTTCTGTAGGGATTTCCTTAATTCTTTGGCTTGATTGTCTATACAAGTCAAACAGATTGCTTACAAGCTTGGATGGGTCACTGTCCTTTTGTATCGTGGAATTGATGTCACTCCAAGACAAATTAGGGAATATTTCGGACATTGCCAAACGTAACTGTTCAGAACCTCCCCCGGTACGTTCTACAACCCTATTCAAGAAGTTTTCCATAACTTCGGGGTCTGCCGCTCCTGCACGTATCTTTTCCAGTTCTTCCTGGATTTCCGAATAGGATGTTTTGTCCGGCATAACTTCCTGGATAGACCGTACAAGCATTGCATTCGTCACCTCATCTTTTGATATTCCTTGTCCGGTGAATGCTTGCTGTACCCTTTCAAGCTGTCTTCCCTGCAATCCGGTTGCCTGGCGTATTCCGCTAAACATCGCTGCAAGCTGTCTTGCATCAAAATCACCACGTTTGGAAAGAATCTGGTCCGACTGTGTAATGAAAGTATCTAAACTTTCTTCCATTGTAGAGGCTATCTGTTCAAACGGAATGCCTAAATTTTTCATTGCCTGCTCGAACTCTCTGATAATTGCAGAAGCCCCGGTACCCGAATTCTGGTCTCCGAACCTCATTGCACCCTGCAAACGGTTGACCGCATTAGGTGACAATCCGAACAATCTTTCCGCAGCCATTACTGACTGCGTTTCTTTTACTGCATACGGGTCGTATTCATTGCCACCGACAAAACGCCCCCCTCCTGCACGTATCAATTCGGCACGTCTTCCAAGGTATGAAGCGTAATCCATACCAAGTGATTCGGCTGCATAACTTCCTTCCCTTCCGGCTTGTCTGAACGCTTCCCCGGCTGATACACCCATAACCTGTGCATACGGGATAACACGTCTTTCGCCTTCCGCGTATTTCCCGAAAGTTGCCATCATCTTTTCTGCTGCAAGCTGTGCTGGCAACTCTATGCTTTTTGCTATCGTGTCACCAATTAGAGGAATCCACCTAAAAGCGTCTGCCTGGTTAGCGGCTTGTAACCGTGTATAATTTGCGGCCGTTTCCACGGTTCCTTGGTATTGGGAACGCGCTTCAAATTCCTGCTGCCGGAAATATCTTTCTGACAATACGTTCTTGGCGGTATTGAATGCCGTCAAAGCCCCCAAACCGCCCAATATTCCTTTTAATCCTCCTCCGAATATATTTAGCCCTCCTCCTATTCCGCCTGTACTTCCGGTAGGTGGTACAATACCGCCAGGTGTCCCCGTTCCACCTCCGAAACCCGAACCGGAAACGGCTTTCTGCATTTCTTCCAATATGTTTTCTGCACTGTCTTCTATAACAGATACAGAATTTGCAATAGTTTCCAGGTAACGGGTAATACTGGTTTTTTGATTTTCCTCACCCGACCCTTTTTCAAGTCCTCTCAAAGCGGAAATGACGTCACGTCCTATGTTATCCGTTACCGCTCCCAGTCTTGTAATTGCACGTATTATCCCCTCGTCCGAAAACTTGATTTCCGTCTGTCCGTTATCCGTTATTTCCGGTCTTCTCTGTATTCTATCGTCTTCCCTTAATAGAGGTCTGTTCGGTTGTTCTGAAACGACCTCCAAATTCCCCTTTTCCCTTATAGCGGTTGTATTCTCCGTTATTGTCTGGGTATTCTTTTCAATATTTACAACATTCTCGGTTATATTCTCCGTATGCCGTGAGTTGTCCGTTCTGTTTTCACTGTTGTCCTGGAAGTTCTTGGAATTATCAACGTTCGTAACGGATTCGTCTATATTCTCGACGTGTCTGTTTATCTCCCTTAATATTTCCTTCTGCGTTTCCTTTGTTGTCGGTTCTTCTCTTTCTACACCTCTTTCTATAGGGGTAACTCTTTCC